CGTTTCTGGTCTCGCAGCGTTTATTCCCTTCTGACAAAATAGCCAACTTTTGCAGCTATTGACATTTCTATGAAAGGAGTAAATCGGTTGAAAATTGGCTACGTAAGGGTGTCAACAAATGACCAAAACACCGAATTACAGCGAGAAGCGTTAGAGCGTTTAAATTGTGAGCTAATTTTTGAAGATAAAATGAGCGGAACAAAGAAGCATCGGCCTGGATTAAAGAGAGCGCTGAAACACCTGAAGGAGGGGGATACTCTTATTGTCTGGAAACTGGACCGTCTGGGAAGATCAATGAAAAACCTCATATCGTTTATTGATGAAATTCGGGGTAAAGGAGCGCATTTTCAAAGTGTGACGGATTCTATTGATACCTCGACTCATATGGGGAGATTTTTCTTCCATGTCATGGGGGCGTTAGCAGAGATGGAGCGTGAGTTGATAGTGGAAAGAACGCGCGCTGGTCTGGAGGTCGCCCGTGCTAAAGGCAGAATTGGAGGCCGCCGGCCCAAAATGACAACGGAAAAAATCGCCCAGGCAGAACGTTTGCTGTTGAACGGGCATAGTCGCCAGCAGTTAGCACTGATTTACGACGTATCCCCAAAAACAATTTATAAGTATTTCCCGTCCTCAAAGTACCCATCTGCGATTCCATAGTTTATTGGTCACAATTTTGCTTACCCTTCAAGAAAGCACTTTCAATAACATTATTGGCAGGCAATGCGCGGGGGGAGCTTGTGATTCACACACAGGAAGTGGCCCAAGTCGCTGTTGCATTCCTGCTATGTGTTATATGCGGGGTAGGCACCTTCCTGATGGATGTACGTGCCGGTCGGCAGACTGGCAATCTGTTGGGTTTGGTCACGGAGATCTTTGTTGCTGTGACAGCCGGGGTAATAGCGTATCTGTGGGGACAGCATAAAGGATGGGATCTTTTCGTTACCTATCTGGCAGTAACAATCGCCAGCAATAACGGTCACGAAGTCGTCTCAGGGATGAAACGGATAAATATTGACATGATTCTGAATGGAATAATGAATCTGATAAAAAAGGGAGGCAGTAAATGATCAGTTGGATTGTCGGCGCTATCGCACTGGCTATTGCCGACCGCTTTCTGCTGAAGCGTAGCGATATTTCAGAAATCCACTTAGGTGAGGCCGAGTTCCTGGGCGGTTTTGTCCGCGTACCTATCACCTATAAGAGTCGTTTCCCGTTTTTACGGGGGGCAACGATTCGATACTGGATGAGTGATGCGCGTAAGCCTACAACCGTCGTAGAAGGCGATCAACGTAACTTATCTTATGCAAAGAGAGGCGAGAACTGTGAATGGCTATTCATTCCTACCGAGTATATGGGGGGAGGGAAGCGTTTATGGCTGTTTACTGCCAACGTTACACATGGTGACTCATTTGTGAATCCGTTGTACCGAATTTTTCCAATATCGAAGCAGGTTCGGAGAAGCTACTGTTTGGATCTATCACAGGAAGTGAATGATGACCGGAAATAAATACGCTACGGTTGATTTTGACCAGATTAATGAAAAAGGCTTAAAAAGCCTCATAACGGCGATTAACAAAACGGGAACAACGGTACTTGAAGTAGAGTCCAGTAACCGAGCCACAACGAAAGATGGAGTTAAAGTTAAGACGGCGAAGCTGGTATTGCAGGATGGTCAGATGCTGACAATTCAGGTCAACGATACTGGTGATATTTCCTCCGTTAAACTGAATGGGCGTGTTATTCCTAACGCGCAATCACCTGACATTAAGTCGTTGGGTGCGGTAATGGGGCGCGCAGCGCTTAATAATTCTCAAAAGTTTCGTAAATCATTGGCTGCAAAAGCCAAGCGTGTGGCAAATCCTGTCGATAAAAAGCCCGCAGTAAAATCCAGCTTTCAACAACTCCAGGAAGCGAAAGCCCGTAATGCACAAGTAACACAGAATTATCGCTCTATTCAAAATCAGGTTGCGGTAAATCAGCAAAATATTACCGATCTGCGTGGCCGGATGGACAAAGAAACAGCACGGTTAAATAACGCCAGAGCAAAAAATATTGAGCTGAAAACACGATTGAAAAATCTGAAGTCGGGGAAATAATATGGATTTTAATCTTCACAAGGCAGTGACTATTAAACCGGGATTAGATGTTCTTCCCGCGCCTATCACAGATGAAGAATACCGGGATCTTATGGCGGGGGAAAATCGCTATTTGATGACGGAAGCGAACTCGCTGGATGAGTTGGAGGCAACATTCTTCTATGATGCACCGGTTCACTGGCAGGCGGGTGAGTTGCTGGAAGCGATTACTTCTACCCGGCTGCAATTGAGCCGGACAATGCGTGCCTTTATCCGTACGCTGAACCAAAAATTAAAAGGCACAGGCATTACTGCTGGTAGTGATAAAACTGGTGATGTTGCACAAAGTGGCACGCGGGAGATTGGCGGTGCCGAGGTTGGCCGGGCGCGGAATGTAAATGGTCTACCGGTTCTACCGGCGCTGATTCCCCTTAGCGATGGGCAGACGATCAGCATTCTGTTTCACAGTCCTACCGCTGAAAAGAGAATCACGAACAGCGATACGCTGATTGCTTTTCAGTTCCTGCTGAATAAAAAAGACGTCACCCATACTGTAGCGCCGATGAGCGGACGAGATATGACGCTGGCGCAGGTGACTATGAAGCTGGCGAACCTGGCAGAAAAAAATACTGCTAAATTCCAGCGCGCGCAGAAGAAGAAAAAAGCCCTCACTGACGAGATTAATCAGCTTCAGGCAGATAGTGATCAGAAAGAAGATGCACTTAGCGACCTGGCAGACCAGGCCGCCACTGTTCAAAGTCAGAGTGCAGATCTGGAACAGCAGGTAAGCGTTATAGCCGCGCAGGCAGACCAGCTCGATGAGGAGAATGAGCGCCTTCAGGCAGAAATTGATGAACTTAACCGAACCGGCGGGCGTAGTGATGCGGCCACTGTTGCGGTTTCTGGTGGACAGGCGCGCGCGCTGACTGACCGCCTCGCCAATATTAAAAATCGTATGCACATTGATGGTCATGTGACGCTAAGTAATGGCGCAGAAATGCGACAGGGTATTGTTGATGGGGAGGGCTATATCCAGCTAACTGCCCCGGACGGTAGCCGTTACCAGATCCAGGCAGAGTCAATACAGGGTGTACACCTTGAAGCGGCCATAGGAAAACTGTTCAAGGCCTATAAAGCTGGTAAGGCTGAACAATATCTGGTTGCGGCGGCACCAGACCCCGCGCCCGAACCGGTCCCTGAGCCGATACCGGAACCTGTTCCCGCTCCTGAAGCAGAACTTACCGCCGGTAAATATCGCTATGCGCTTCAAATGCGCCCGGCTGGAGTGGGGGCTGTGCCGGCTGATAATGCCGGTATTCTGCCGCGCCCTGACTCCGATGACCCGTACTACGATTACGCCCGTCACGGCATCATCACCTACAATGAGCCGCTGTCAGACGAGCAGATGCGCAACTTCGATCTGAAGCTGCTGCCGAGGGACGAGTCTTTTGACTTCCTCGCTAAGACGCTTGCCAGTGGCCCGTTTGGCAAATATGCCCGGCAATATCTTGAGATGGCTACCAGCGCGCCGAAAGACTTCCAGTCAACGCTGAAGATGAATTTCCAGAAGACCTTCCCTAATATCGCTTATCCGCTGGGTGACGGCACTGAAAAACTGGTGCAAAGCATGATCGCTGCACTTCAGCAGGAAGTCGCTGAAAGTAAGCCAGCACCAGAACCGCAGCCTGAACCGGCGCCGGAAACTACACCAGAACCGGAAATTAGCGAAGCGGATAAAGCTGCCAACCAGGCAATCGACTATCTGAACAGTATTAACAGTATGCAGAGTAGCGATATGCTGGAAATTCGTAACGCACGTAGTAGCGTACGTGAGGCGATCGCCGCACTTCAGGCCGCAGGCCGCTTTGATGAAAACGAAGAGCTGGTGAACGCTGCCGCGCGTCATCTGGCCGATCTGCTGGTAGCAATCCAGAAACAGGGGGTAAACGCATGAAACTCTCCGCACTGGAATTGATGGACCTGAGCGATAAGCTTGATGAGTTAATGTCAAAGGCATCCGGCGCTACCGGGCTGGTTCTCCTGGATATCAGCGACGAAATTGATCAGGTAATGCAACAGATGGGATACGGCGCAGGGACTGACACTAAACCGGAAGACCCGAAGCCGTCCGACAACGTGCCGCAACTGGTTGCCGATTTTCTGGCGGATAAATTCCTGAAGCAAAGCCCGGATGCCTTTATCAGCACGCTCCAGGATCTTAGCCAGTACGTTGATGTTTATATTGACCTGGACCAGGTAAAGGAACACACGGCGTCATGGATTGATGCCAACGTAAAAGAGGCAGCATAAGGCGACACAGGGATGAGTTTACGCGAACAGGTGGCAATGGCCACCAGCATGACCACGCTTATCGAGCTGCTGAAGAACTTGCCCGGTTACGGGCGGGTTTCATATGTGGTGACGGCGAAAGGGGATGAGGTGAAAACGGCGTTTGACATTGTTGACGCCGCTGCGCTCCTTGTTTCCAATACACTGGATGGGAAAATCAATCCAGAGTATCCCCAGGAGTTGCAGCCGCGCGATCGTACGCGCGCTTCGAGCCTCCTTCAGGTTAACCAGATATCCAAAGACCTACGCCCGGCGCAACTGACTGATTCCGGACTGTCGAGCCACGGGGCACCAGTTATCGGTGAAGATAATGCCGTTGAATCCGGGAACGGTCGCACGATGGGTATCATCAAAGCCTATCAGGACGGTAGCGCCGACAAATACCGTGACTACCTTATCGAGCATGCGGCAGATTACGGCCTGAGCGCAGAAAAGGTCTCCTTGATGGCGGCGCCGGTACTGGTTCGCCGGCGTCTGACTAAAGTAGACCGCGTGCAATTTGCGAAAGATTCCAATATCTCCGATCTCCAGGAAATGGCAGCCAGCGAAAAGGCTTTCGTAGATGCAGACAGCATTACACCGGGCATGATGGCGCTGTTTAACCCGTCCGAGAGCGGTGATCTCCTGAGTCGCAGTAATGATGCCTTTATCCGTGGCTTTATGACGCAAGTTGGCGCGACGCAGGCGGCAGGACTGGTGACTGAGGACGGCAGACCAACCAGGCAGTTGGTTGATCGCGTCCAGAACGCTATTTTCGCTAAAGCCTACAAAGATGCTCGCCTGGTACGCATGGTGGCAGAAGAACCGGACCCGGACATGCGTAACGTGCTGACAGCGCTGAATGCCGCCGCTAGCGATTTTGTACAAATGCAGGCTATATCCGGAGAAGCTCATAAGCAGGCAGTAAACACCCTTGTTGAGGGCATCGAGACAGTTGATTCCCTGGATAAGAAGGCACTTTCAGCGCTCAAAGATGCGGTGGATCTGGTGCGGCAGGCGAAAGAATCCGGACAACATATTAGTGACGTGATCGCGCAGGGCGATATGTTTCATGAGACGGAGCCCGAAGTAAAAGCACTGGCGCTGTTTATTGTCGCTAACAACCGCAGCGCCAAGCGTATGGCCACCGCATTTAAGCTGATGGCGCAGCGTATCAATGAAGAGCTACAACATCGGGGTCAGGCGCTGGGGGATATGTTCGGAGGCGCTGAGGTATCGCTTCAGGATATTCTACGCCAGGTTTCTGACCATCTGGAAAGCGAAGGCATGCAAGGGATAACCGGCGGTTTGTTTGAGGCGGTTGGTGCCGAAGGCCAATACCCAAACATCGGGCCGTACATCGGTATGCTACTTCGTAGTGCGGATAAAGTTAACGATCTTATCAACGTGGTTAAGCTCGTATCTAAAACCGAACCTGATGACAACAATGACATCATTTCGCTGGCGCTGTATCTCAATCTCAATGCCAGTCAGGTGTTTAACTGGAGTAAGTCGCTGGGCATAAGCAAGAACGCAATTGCTTCACTGCACCGCATGGCCGTACACAGCACCACTGCGTTTCAGGAGATCAAAGCAGCGATACAGAACCACGAATTACCGCCAGCGATGGATTGGGATAAGGCGAGGACTTACCGCGTAAAAGAGTTCATGGACGCTACCAGCACTACGGCCCCATTGAGCATGGTTATTGATCGCCTCAACAGGTTGTTTGGTGATCACACCTCCTTCCGGGATTTAACATTGAGTGAGCTGAAAGAGGCTTCCCGCGCGTGGGCGCATGAGCGTAGCGATATCCAGCCAGGATTCTTGCCAAAATTCGATAAAGCTCTCTCCCGCGCCGAAAGCCCACTGAAGGTCATGAAGGCCTTCCGGGCGGTCAGTAAAGCCATTGCTGAAAAAGCACGCGATATTACTGGTGTTATGGACACGGGTAAGGCTTTTGCATCTGCGGCAGGGTTGGATAAGCCGATCACTATCAAAGATAAAGCGCAGGGTTGGTTGGCAGATTTTGAGTATGTGTTAGATCTGGATGTTGTGGACAACGACACCCGCAATCTGCTGGGTTTTTATATAGATGAGATCAGCAAAGTTATTGATGACGAAGAAAAGCTGGGGAGATATCTCCATGATGCCATTCATCAAAATAACATCTCGCTCTATGCCTCATTGCGCGCTCTTCAGCGTACAGCCGAGAATAAATATGGCGAAAACGATAACCGCGCGCTGCGCCTAATGGACATTGTGAACTCTTTCAGGAATGGCCTTTCGCCGAGCCTGGTAGATAAGATTCATGGCAATGTACAGGCTGCATTTGAATCGGTGCTCTCGCAGTCGCCGGTCAATGACGAACAGGCTGAAGCATGGGTATCAGGAGTGCAACTTGATGAGCCGCTGATGGAAAAGTTTAGTGGGGCGCATGAGTGGCGGGCGCCCATTGATATTAAGCGCGAGTTGAAGAGCATTTATCGGCTAACTGGTGGCAAGCTCGGCACACTGAAACGCATCGTTCACGAAGATGGTGTGCGCGCGTATGCTAACGCAAGAGGAGATATTGTGTTGGATGGTTCCAGTGACGATTTGCATGTGCTTTGGCATGAAGTCGGGCATCATCTGGAATATTCCAATCCGTCGTTGCTGGAGAAGGCACGTTCGTTTCTGAAGTCGAAAAGCCTTTCTTCCTCCGTATCCTACGGTAATCTGGGGAACCGCCGGAAACCAGAATACTATATCCGGACATCACTTAGCCGTAAATACGCTTCAAAAATTTACATGAGCAATAAAGTTAACCCGTCTGGCCGCATGTCCTCGGAGAAGCCAAGCCTGATGAAGTGTAAAAGCACGGAGGTGTTTTCTATGGCGTTACAGCTTTACAGTGATAAGGAAATGGCCGCAAGGTCCATCATCAATAATGATGGTCTGCTTGAGCTGGTGCTGGGGTGCGCAAAGGAGTTACACGATGGAAACCATTAAGATCACGTCTCCCGATGGCAGGGTGGGGGTAGTAGAGTTTGATGATGGGCCGATCCTCAACGTGACCGGCGATGTGTCGTTGGCGGAGATAGCCGAGGCAATCCGCGTTTTACGGCCTAATTCAGCCACTGGAACTGTAAACATGGTGGACGCTGACGCATGTTTTGTTCTACGAAGCGCGGAGATCGCTGGCTGGTTGGTGGATTGGCCGGAAGTTGAAGGCGATGATGACGACGATTCGTATGACAGCGGCATGGATGAAGATCTGATTGTAAATTGACGAGAACGCCCGCAGATTGCGGGCCTTTTTTAAAGACAGTAGACGGTGTGGCGAGGGTAGGGCAGGCCAATCGGGGCGAACGGTATATCGTCGTCGAAGTCCATTGGCGGTTCACTGTGCTGACCTGGGCCGCCGCCGCTGAACTGCTGAGTCCCTTGTGGCTGTTGAGGTTGCCCCCAACCGTTTTGTTGTGGGCTTTCTGAAGACGAACTATCCCGGCGCCCGCCAAGCATTTGCATCGTGCCTTTCTGCCCTACGACAATCTCCGTGGTATATCTGTCCTGGCCTGACTGATCGGTCCATTTACGGGTGCGCAACTGACCTTCGATATACACCTGAGAACCTTTACGCAGATACTCACCAGCCACTTCCGCCAGCTTGCCGAATAGCACAACGCGGTGCCATTCAGTTTTATCTTTCATTTCCCCGGTTTGTTTGTCGCGCCAGCTCTCGTTAGTTGCTAACTGAAGACTGGCGACAGCCTTATTATCAGGTAGATAGCGAACTTCAGGATCACGCCCTAAAGCACCAACCAGGATTACTTTATTTATGCCGCGTTGAGCCACTTTCATTTCCTTGAAAACAATAAATATTAGAGCAATAAATTACCCCCTCAAGCGCTGCCTAACAAGTGATTTGGAGTACGATTTTGCTTCAGCCAGGGAGAACGCGCCCGTGGGCGCGTGTACGTGCATGAGTGGTCGAGAGGTAATCGTAAAACAGATCACTTGTGAGGCTAAGGATGAAGAAAAAAACAGCGGTCGGGGGCGGTGCTATTTGCGCAGTTGGAATGATGATTAGCATCGTCCTGAGTCATGGTACTGTGCGAACTAATGAGGCTGGTCTTGAGTTAATAGGGAATGCCGAACAGTGCCGCCGTGATCCGTACAAATGTCCCGCAGATAAGTGGACCGACGGGATAGGGAACACCCATAACGTTAAGCCCGGAGTACGAAAAACTGATCAGCAAATTGCGGCGGATTGGGAGAAAAATATTCTGATAGCTGAACGTTGTATTAATCAGAATTTTCGCGGGAAGGACATGCCGGATAACACGTTTAGCGCAATGACCAGTGCAGCATTTAACATGGGATGTGGGAGTCTACAGACGTATTACAGCAAGGCGCAGCAACGTCGCGTAGAGACCTCTATCCATAAATGGGCGCAGGCTGGGAACTGGGTGAATATGTGTAATCACCTTCCGGACTTTGTTAATGCTGGTGGTGTTCGTTTACGTGGTCTTGAGATCCGCCGGGAGAAAGAACGCCAGCTTTGCCTGACGGGTCTTGTTAAATGAATAAGCGTCGGCAACTCTTCCGTCTTTCGACGATGAAGTTATCACTGGCGGCAATCGTTTTTGATTCCATTTTTATGGCGGTGTCGGTGTGGAATGAAACATGGCCACTGGACCCATTAATATACGCGGGGATACGGTTGTGCCTGACATTCATGAGCATGGGCGCCCGCCTGTTACAGCAGGGGGAAACCACGTCTGATTGCCCCCGCCGTGCAATGCGTAAATTCTTCAGCAGGAGGGAGTCGGCTTAACAGTATTCACCGGACCTTTCGTTTTTTTACGGAAGGTCTTTTTCTCTTTCCAGAATCCGTGACGCGGCGCAGTGCGTTTCCGTTCGGCCATTTTCCCCACCAGCTTCTGATAAGCATATTCACGTTCCTGGTCTGTGATAAGCGCAACCGGCTTACCGTCAAGTCCGTAGCGATGCTTCATAAAAAGCACTCGGCGTTGGTAATTTTCAGTGTTTAATGCTGAAGATAGGGCGCTTGCAATGCGCTTAGGGTTTACCTCAATACCGCGTGCGCGAAGATCATTCAGCATTGCTTCACGAATGCCAATGGCGACCGGTAGTATTCGCCCGTTGCGGTACAAATCAGGCCAGTATTTTACCAGTCTACGCTGGTGCTTACGGATGTCCTTCAGATCCAGCTTTTTAACCTTTGGCACTGGCTTTTTATGTGATTTTTTCTTTGGCCGTACAAGGCCGTTTTCACCAGGGACCAGAATTTTTTTGAGCGTACGTGATTTATTTTCCATCATTTACCTGCCTTCTTTGCCTGGGCATTATTCAGTAGAGCCCGGAGATTTGCGAGATGTTCTGAGATTTTTTGTGGTGATGACTGGCGGGCTATGCGCGCACGCTCCTCCCAGTCCTGATCTGCCTGACGGTTAGCTTCCTCGTAGCGAGCGTGATTAAACGCTTCCTGCATTGTGTTGCTGGCAGTGTTGTCTGTTCTTTTTTTATACTTTTCTTTCTTGTTTTGTTCTAACGTAGATTTTTTTATATTATTTTCTTTGCGTGATGATTTTCTTTGTGACATGGCTGTAAATAAATCACGAATATCCTGCATGAAATGGACCTTCCCATTTCTGTGGGTCATGGCAGATTTTTCTGCTGTGCCTGCTGCATTTCCCTCAATTGTGTCGCCCGCAGAATATTTATTTATTTTATTGATAACTACTTTATTGTGGTCAGTTTTGCCACCCTCCTGGGTTGTATTCTGCCACCCCTGTTTAATGGCGCTTTTAGGCGGGTATCCTTTTGAAAATAGCTTATTCTTCAAAGAGGTAAATCCTGACTTCGCACGAAAAACCAGGCGTTCAAGTAGTGTATTAAAGCGGGTACGGGCGGACTTAAAATCCAGTTGGCGTCTGCTCTTTAACTTATCGGCATAACGACGGAAGCCCTTTGCTATCCGGATGAAAAGAGGCGAATACGTATACAAACATGGCTTTTGTTTGCGTGTTTCTTTATCAATCACAAACTCCTTGCGGAGTATCCCCATTTCGGTAAGTTTTTGAAGGTGCCGGCGGGCTGTATCCCTGCTGATACCGCACTCATCAGCGATATTCTGAAGAGATTTAAAGATGCAAAGTTTGTCGCTGGCCGTGGCGTGTTCGCTGGCGATCATCAGTGTGTATTTCACCGCTGGACGGAGAAGCTTTGGAGATATCTCCTGGATGATGCTTTTTAGCCCAAATTGATTTAACGACCCATCGTTGTTGAATGAAAAGCTTTTGTTTTTTATAGCGGAATATGTCATGATACCTCCGTTAGAATTTTCCTTTTAGTGATGAACACCCCGGCTTGCACCGGGGTTTTTTTTTGCCTGATGTTTTGAACTGGCGGATCGGATTAAACAATAACGCACGGCAGATCGCAACACGTTATTGTTCTAATAATTTATTTGAAGGGGTTTACAGGCTTGTCGAATGTGATCATGCTTGTTGGCGTCTCACTTCTTGGCGACTTGCGCGCCGGTTCTTCCACCGGAGGGGTAAGAGGTAGATTGCGAGCGCCAACTTTGAGCAAGGACTCAAAGAGAGAGGCAACAACTTTTGCATCGTCAGGATCTTTTAATTTAAAGGCTTCTTTCTGACTACCAGTGACAAAAATGGGCAGATTATCCAGTTCGTTTTGAATGGCCGCCAGCACATCTTCACGCACACCTGCGGCGCTTTCCAGTAAGGAAATTCGCGCTTCAGCGTCGGCCAGCAGCATCTTCGCTTCAAGATTGCGACCCTGGCTTTCCAGCAGGGCAGTTTCTAATTCAGCATTACGTTCGGTAGCCTCCAGCATCAACTCCAGTTCCGCCAGCTTTCCGTAGTGCGTAATTACAGCCTGTACAGACTCCTCAGAGTAACCATGTTGTGCCAGTGATTCTGCTAACAGTGATTGCGCATCAGCACTTTCGAACATACCGGCGCTGGCCGGGTGATCCAGGCTGACGTAATTCGGATTGGTTACGTAATCCACGCCGTGGAAGCTGGTGGTCACTGCAATATTACCGGCCTGGCGACCGCCGGTAGCCCAGCTCCAGCCACCGGCGCGGCTTTCGATCATTGCAGCGACGATTTTCCCTGGTTCGGTGTTCAGAATTTCCTGTGTATGGGTAACAACACCTTTATCATCCACTGAGATATCAACGGTACGGCAGGCTGGCACGTTATCGATGACCACTGGGCGGCCTTCAACCATAATAACGCTGGTTTCTGGTAACTCCAGTTTGCCGGTCATTTCCCGGCGCCCGTGGCCGTAATAGCCGTACAGCTCACCGAGACGCAGCCCTTCCTGTGTCTCTTTGCTTTCCAGCATGGCTTTCACTGCACCTAACACATACTTACGCCCGTTTTGACGACCGGTACGTGCGTTTTTATACAGACAGAAACGGTCAGTGACCGTCTTCAGAACGTCAGTCATTGTTTTGTCCCTCTTTAAAGACTGATTCAAGGATGTGCGCCAGTTCCTCCGGCGTTGATTTGAGTATGGAATCCATCATGGAGCTGTCTTCATCGCCTTTGGCTTTAAGCTCGGCCACCAGCGAGTTAGATATGTTTTCGTCTATCTCCAGAATATTGGAGAAAAGATAACGCTTGAACGCTTCTGAATTTGCCAGCGTCGTATTGTTACTGATGGCGTCCAGGATCTGCGTAATCAAAGTGGCATAGTTAGCCTGCGAGTCGCGGTTATCATTATGTTCTTGCTGCAATGCAGTATTTACGGAGTGGAATTCTATTTTGTAAGGGCGTTCGCCTTCCGGATATACCTTTCCATATTTGTACGCCAGGTGAATATCAATGGCGCGCTGGATAAATTCCTCCACTCCCTGCTGAATCCAGGCTGCCCGCATTGCTGCCTGTATAGCCGTGCGCAGGAAGCCGCCTTCACCCAGACCGCCTGACATCTGATCAGCCCAACCTAACAGCGTATAATCCAGCCCCAGCGCGGCGGCCAGTTGGCGCATATACGTCAGTATGTCCTCGATGCCGTTGATATCTGCCTGAATGGTTTGCGTGTCGATCGTCATTTGTCCTTTGCCGTCGCCCATGATAGGCAGCAGGGTATTGGTGACGGTCGGCATATTGTTTGCCCCTTTTGCGCGTTTCTCCATAAGGTCGGCGGCGCGTTTCAGGGTCTGAGAAATAGTGCGGGAATAGTCAGCAGCTTTTACCGGGTCCAGGCTGTTCATTGCCAGGCCGATAATACGATCGATTTTTGATGCATTGAAACGGCTGGCTTTCAGTGAGCGGATCGCCGAGAGCAGGTTAATATACGGCTCATACGCATATTCGAGCAGGCTGGTGCCATAGTTTTGAGTTTCTACCGGCATCCGGGTTTCCGGGTCATCGAGCAGGCTGTAAGGCCGGGTGCCATGATATACCGGTATCTGGTTCCCTTTTGGGCGCCAGTACGGGATTTTCATAGGGATGAGGGACCACGGATCAGCGAACACAAGTTTACCTGTAGAATCCTTCAGGTAGTCGCCGCTGAAGCCAGCAAGGTTGCCGGCGATCTCAAACTCTTTCACGAAGTAGGGCAGTGAGTAATAGGAGCACTCAAATGATTTAATGCCTATGCGTTCTTCGGCGTGCGGACGGATGTAGGCGACGCCGAATACGGACATTATAAAAGCCCAGCCGGCCACCTCTTTGTTGATGGTTTTGCCGATATCGTTCATCAACTCATCGCATAGTGCCTGTGCGGCTTTGTAATCCGCTTCATTGCCGTTGTTCACCGGGGAAATAGAGAATGTCTGTCCAGTCTTTTTGTCATAGGAAAGTGCGTGCGTGATGTGAATGTTAAGAGCGGTTGCGATTGTGCTGTAAACAGACATCTCTTCCAGTAACGGATATCGCTGTAACCGATCTTCCGGCAATTTCACTTCGTCAAAAATAAACCGGCTACCATCCACCATGCCTGGCGATTCGTCCTTGTCCTTGCCTGTGTTATTGCTAAGAAAGCCCGCTAATGCGGCAGGTGCTGAGGCGCGGGAAAAAAGATACCCGCTACCACCCTGAACAGCCAGTGCCGCCAACAGGACATTGTTGCTGTCGCCCTTCGCGTCCTTAAAGACGTCTGTCAACGCCTTCCTGACAGATGACAGAGTAATTTTGTTGTCAGCCAAGATAGTACCTTCATTAGAATAATTGCGTATGTATTTTGCGCAAATGTAACACTGGTCACTTGTGAAGGATCACTAATGGCAGACATATCTGGTGGAGTTTTCTCCTGTAAAAGTATTAGCGAGATTGTTAGATTTATTAGAGCAATTTCAACGCGTCGGCAACCCGTATCTTTCGGGGTAAATAAGGTTGAGGGAAAGAGTTTCGACAGGCTTCGCAAAGAGGCGAACGCAAAAGCGGTTGATTTGCTTAACAGCCTGACAGATGGGGCAGAATTAACGGACGAACAGCGGCAGACACTCGCTGGTTATACCGGGGAGGGGGGAATTGGCGGTTCTGTTTCCGAATACTATACGCCGCAGCCGGTGGCAGAGGGTGTATGGGAAATAATGAAACTCTACGGTGCCGACGTGGGAAATACACTGGAACCGTCTGCTGGCACTGGCGTATTCAATGAAACGAAACCGGTCGGTACGGTAATGACAGCAACGGAGATTAGCACCGTTTCCGGCAGGATAAATAAGCTTTTGCACCCGGAAGATAGCGTCCAGATTTCTCCCTTTGAGCAGTTGGCAGTCAGTACCCCGAATGACACCTTCGATCACGTCGTTGGCAATGTACCATTCGGCGGGCGCGACAATACGCGAAACATCGATAAACCGTACGCTGAAGAAACCGACATGGGGTCGTACTTCATGTTGCGCATGCTGGACAAGATTAAACCCGGTGGCTTTATGTGCGTAATTGTACCGCCATCTATCGTTTCCGGCACCAACATGAAGCGGCTCCGCCTGCGCCTTTCCCGAAAAGCTGAGTTTTTAGGTGCGCACCGACTCCCGACCGGCACCTTTGATGCCAACGGCACCAGCACCGTCGTTGATGTCGTTCTGATGCGCAAACACCCGAAAGAGATGGCCGATAGAGTTGCACAGGCGGAAGAAAGCACGCTGGAAGCCGCGAATGTCCTTTGGCCAACGTTTATCACTGGCAAATGGTTTGAGCGCGACGGTCGCCGGTTCGTACACGGTACGCAGGAAAAAGGCTTCCAGGGGCGCATTGAGGTACGCGCTGATGGGCAGATCGATAACCTGGCGCTCAAGGCGAAGCTAATTCACCGTTTCGAGAGCCGTATCGACTGGTCAATGTTGGATATTGATGAACCGTCACCAACCGCTGATGTGATTGATGAAGGTGAAATGCGTCTGATTAATGGCGTGTGGCATAAATTCGCGGGCGGTCACTGGATTGAGGCCGATGCGGGTAAAGAGTTGGTAATCGACAACGAACGCTTTGGCGCGGATAGCTGGGAAGCACTTCAGCGTAACCTTTCTACTGCCGAAGGCCGCCTGGGGATGACCTTTGACCAGATGGCAAATGTACGGCAGCAGTACGCCAGCTCGCTAAGCGATGACCAGGTTCAGATGGTGGACTGGATTAACAGCCAGCCAGAGAAATACCGCACCCGCCTCTATCGCGGGGCCATGCTCGGTCGTATGCTTATTGAATATCAGGACATGAAGGCTGCCGGGCATAACGAAGATGATATTGAACAGCGCCGATTGTCGCTGGCGGCCAAAGTTCAGGCAGAGATTGACCGCTTTGGGAACCCGGGGCGCGGTCCGATTGCAAAACTTTCCGGCGCTGGCGCCCGTGCATGGTTCGCGTTCCGTGGTGCAATTAAACTTGATGGCTCTATTTCCGATGAACTGACCGGAAAACTGGTGACACATGATGCCAGCGCGAGCTATGACTCCACCAGCTATCAGGACACATTACGTCACCTCTACAGTGATCTCACGCGCGATCCCGTTCAACTTGAGGATTTCCGCCAGGCATTCACAGGAGATATTCCCGCCAGTGATGATGAATTGCTTGATCTGCTGGCTAACACGCCGGGCATCGCCGTTTCACCATATGGCGGCATTGTGCCGTTCGCCCGCGCCACCAGTGGCGACATAAACGAGATCATTGCACCTAAGCAGGCCTTTCTCGCCCAACTGCCGGATGGTGCGGTAAGAAATAACGTTCTCAACCAACTGGCGGCTATTGAGGAGAAGCGCCTTAAAACCCCGGCGGAAAATATTCGTTTTAAACTCAACAGTCGCTGGTTTGACCGCTCGGTCATACTGGAGTTTTTGCAGGAGAATGGTTATCCGGATCTGCGCTATGTTCAGTCTGTTCAGATGGAAGGCGACGAAATGGTGTCCGAAACGTATCACGGCGGAGACGGACTCTTTGTTGGTCATCGTTATGGTGTGGTGCAGCGCAAGGACAAAGAAACCGGCGAGATCCGCTATGAGTGGGACAAAAAATCTGGCGATAACGCAACGGGATTCCCGGCGCAGTTGGAGAAATACCTTAACGGTGCGCACATAGGCGGGAAAGATAGCGCGACTGCGAATGGTTATCGCGAGCAGATGGCGCTGCTGGAAGAACAATTCAACAAGTGGATAAAAACCCATGACCGCTATGATGATCTGGTCGCCAAATACAACGACATCTTCAACAGCAATATTCCGTATGAGCATTCCGGAGATTCTTTAGGGCTAACCGGGATCAGCGGCAAGCGTCTGCCGTTTGATTACCAGAACAGCGAGGTCCGTCGTTTATCAGAAGATGGGCGTGGTATCCTGGGATTTGGGACCGGCTTAGGTAAAACCACAACTGGCCTGGCGCTGGAGGCATTCAACTTTGAGAACGGACGCTCTACGCGCACCGCGTACGTTGTGCCAAAATCCGTGCTGGAAAACTGGTATTACGAGGCGAAGGACTTCCTGAGCGAGCAGGCCTTCAGCAATTACCTTTTTGTCGGTCTTGACGTGCTAATGGATGGTGATCAGATTCGCCAGGTCCCTGTACTCGATGAGAACGGTAAGCCGGTAATGAATGCCGACGGCACGCCAGTGATGCGCGACGGACTCAAGCTGGCAGATGAAGCGACCATAACGGCCCGCATGAACGCGATCCCTCACTCCAACTATCGTGCAGTGGTGTTTACCAAAGAACAGTACGCCCGCATCCCGCTACGCAATGAAACAGTGGACGAACACGCCCAGGATATGCTCATAGATTTCGTGGCCGCCGGTCGCGTGGCCAGCGCGATGGAGTCCGACTCCCACCGTAAAGAAGCGGCGCGCCGACGCGTGCTTTCCGAGTATTCAGATACCGGCACCGAGAAGGCCGAGAAATACCCGTATTTCGAAGATATGGGCTTTGACAGCGTGATCGCCGACGAGGGTCATAACTACCGCAACAGCTACAAAAATGGTCGTGAGGCCTCCCAACTGGCTTATCTTCCGACCAGTGCTGTAGCGCAGTCGGCTCGCGACATGGCGATCAAAAATGCCTATCTGATGAAGAAGAATGGCGGGCGCGGGCCGGTGATGTTGACGGCTACACCGATAGTTAACACTCCGATTGACGCCTACAACATGTTGTCTCACGTCCTGCCAAAAGAGTTTTGGCAGAAAATGGGCATCTTCGGGCCAGATGACTTTGTGAAATTCTTCGGCAAAACGCGCCTGGAGACGGTCCAGAAAATCAGCGGCGAAGTCGAAGAAAAAATGGCGCTGGTGGGCTTTGAAAACCTCGATGCGCTGCGCGGCATTTTCCACCGTTGGACGACGCTGAAGACAGCGGAAGACGTGAAGGACACAGTAGAGATCCCTGAACTGGATGAACGCCAGCAGGATGCGCCACTTACCGATGAGCAACTGGCGGCTTATGAGGAACTGCGCAAACAAGCCGAGGCGGCAGCGAAAGCCAACAATGGAATGGCCACCATTGAGCAGGAGGACGGGACCACTACCGAGGAGAAAGCACGCCCGATCTTCTCCATCATCCGTGACATGGACCGTGTTTGTACGGATATGGATCTGTATCACCACAGAATTACGTATCGTTTCCTGCCGGAACACGCCGATGCGGTACAACAACTGGCGGACAGCCTGCCGAAACAGGCCACCAGCGAGGATGACGACAGCGATGAGGCAGTGACACAGCAGGTGCAATATTCGCTGATCGACAAAGGCGAATTTATCCAACTCCAGGTGCCGGAGGCGTTCGAACCCGAAGTGAATAAATGCCTGGCAAAGTTCGGTATTGACGAGCGTACCGTCACGCATCCGGTTACGCCGAAGTACGCGAAGCTAATCGCCACACTGAAGGAGTTCTTCCCGCAAGGTAAGCAGATCATCTTTACCGACGAGAAAACGCAGCACCAGAAGCTGAAGCGCATTATCTGCAACGCACTCAATATCGACCCGTCACAAGTTGGTATTCTCAACGCCCAGACCGTTGCCGACGCTGGTAAATCTGGCAAGAAACTGAAGGCTGTTAAGCCACCGAAAGACCTTCCGGATGAACCTACCGAAGCGCAACTGGCAAAATACAATGAACAGATGGCCCTGTATGATGCCTATATTGCGCAGCAAAACGAGATGTCGTTAAGCGGGCTGGAGAAAATCGCCGCCGATTTCCAGGAAGGCCGTACCCCGATCATCATCTGCAACAAAAAAGCCGAGGTAGGTATTAACCTGCATCGCGGCACAACCGACATCCATCATCTTACGTTGCCGTGGACTCCGGCGAGTATCGCGCAGCGTAACGGTCGCGGCGCCCGCGTCGGCTCCAACCGCGCCAGCGTGCGTGTTCACTACTACTGCGGTAAAGGTTCTTTCGACGAGTACCGCCTGAAGACGCTGAAGCGCAAGGCTGGCAGGATCTCCGATATTCTCCGTTCCGATAAATCAGAAATGGAGAATGCCGACGCCAACGACATGATAGAAATGCAGATGTACACCGCCAAAGATGACGGCGAACGTTTGGCGATGATGCAGGTACAGATGGATAAGGCTAAGGCAGCGCAACTGGCGCGCCAGAAAGAGCAGGCCGGTGTTGACCTGCAAAACTATGTCAAGGCGCAGCACGCCGCCGGCGAGGATGTGGAGGCGCTGGCCGCGCAGCTGGAAACCAGCAAAAACGAGCTGGAAGAGGTGGTAGCAGAGGTGGCCCGGTATCGTCAGTTGGTGCTGGCCAAAGCGGCAGAAAACGAAGAGTGGAAAGCGTGCTGGGGCAGTGTTTACAGCAGCGACCGTCTCCAACTCTCTCAGTATCGCAACTCGCTTAAAGCGGCGATTCGCCGTAAAGCCGACCTTACCAGCGCGATCAGCCAGCGCGAGAAACTGCTGACGCGCACCAAAAAGGCGGCGACGGATATCAAACGTCTGCGTCCGCTGGTGGAAGATGCGATGAGCAAAGGCCTGCTGAGTGTCGATCCTGATCTCATTAACCACGCCAAAGATTTTCTGGTGATTAACGACCAGTCCTGGCGCGTGGGGCAGTATTACGAGAACAACGGCGATATCGTTCGCATCAAGGCGTTGGACTTTGACAGCCAGCGTGCTGACGTCGAGGTGATTTTCTCCAGCAAAGGCACCCGTTCAAGCTCCTGGCCGGTGCGGTTGCTTCAACAGCAGGTTGACGTAACCCCGGATGAAGCGGCGGTTATGGGTAAAATCAGCGGCGGCGTGTCCATCGCGGGGATTAACGATCTCATCAGCCGCGACGACTTCTACCGTTTCCAGCAGCGCGGTATGCTGAAAATCACCGACTCCTATGCGATGCAGAACACCGAGCATGGCTACTCGATGGAGTTTGTCAGCAGCTCCGATACCGTGCAGAACGCTGTTTATCCGGACCGTACTGATGGCGCGCTGAAGTCGGCGATCGCGAAGTGGGCGCTGGGCTACCTTGCCGCTGGTCAGGGGTACAAAATCAGCAGTGCCGAGTCGTTTTTAACCGAGCTGTTTGGCAGTAATTACCGTGACGTAATCTCTTCCTACGGTGACGCACTTTCCCCTGAAGATATTCAGGAGCGTATCGTGGCCGAGATCGCAAAACTTCCGGCGAAATCCCCGGATGGTTCAACGCGTAACGGTGATTCTGAGGTGGAGGTGGCCAACGCCATCTTTAACAGCTATCCGTTCCGCGCGTCCGCTTATGAGCTGGGTACGTCAGAGTTTGGCGCAATCAGTGTCTACAGCAACAAAGCGGAGATTAAGGCCGCGATGGATGCAACTAACGCGCGCATAGCTGCCGAGCGGCAGGCGAATCTGGATCATGCCGTTGAGGCGCTGGCGCAATCGTGGGTGACGGCAATCAAGGGAGCGGTAGCAACTGGCAAAATTACCCCTACAATTGCTGATGTTGTTAATGATGGTGCTAAATTCATGGATGCGTATCGCAATGGCTCAATGCCGATGCCAACTGCATACGGCATGACTACCAATCATCCGACGTATAATCTGGTTTCCATGTTCGCCGATCTGGTGATTCTGGATCTGGTGGAACTGAGCGAGGTAACGCCGACGCTGTTGAGCGCCCGTAAAAACTATCTCGACGTGCTGATTCGCGTGGCAGACGGGCTGCGGGCACGCACAGACGAGCAGAAGGCGGCGGACGCTGACCGCATCAATCTGGCGCTGGGTAATATCACGGAAGAGGAGATCGCCGCGCGTAACGCGCAGCAGGACGAGATAGCCACGGTGCAGGGCGACGCCACTAGTACCGCCCAGGCGCTGGGGCTCAACTACCGCGTATCGACCGCCGATCTCAAAATGATGTACGCGCCGAAGTTCGCCGCTGGCGAGGTGTTTGGACTACAGGAGGCATCTGGTCAGAAAGGCGTATTGTTCCGCGCCAAAGACGAGTTGAAAGATAAGTTCAAAGCGCGCTGGCTGCCAGCGAAAGCCAAGAATAGCGACTTCCCCGGCAACTGGTGGATCATCGAAACTAAACACAACGCAGCGGACGTGCTGGCCGTTATCCAACAATACGCATAACAGGAGCGCCCGGCGCGCCGGGCGGTTAACCGAATGGCAACACTATCTGATACAATCAAACCAAACAAGACTTACCTGGAGGCGCTGTTACGAACTGCGCTTTTAGGGAAAACCGAAGATGAATATGTTGATTTTTTCCTCAAAGGGTTACGCGGGCGTCTGTTAAAGAGTCCTCGTCTTTATCGCAGCTATGGACCGTACTGGCCTGAAATTAAAAAGCTGCTACTGGAACGCGGTTATGGCAATTTTGGCCGTCTGATTGACCGTGATGTTCGTAAAATTTATCGTTTCGACCGACCAGCCTTAACGCTGGTGGCCGCGACCTTATACAGCCAAGAAAGATTTAATAATGGGCAGATCTATTCTGCCTGGCACTTGTTACCTGTTCCACCGGACGTTGATGATGCAGACTACCCGTTTGAGTCTTACGATCTGGAGGTGGAGGTTTTAGTTCCTGGGGAGGGGAAAAATTGAAAAAGCGCTACTATCCAGTTAAGCATGGGACGCTACGAACGTTGCAGGAATATGCTGATCCGTTTTCAGTAGAAGTGCGTAGGGTGGGCGTAAACAAGGGGTTTCAGATATATAGACGTGATGGGGAATGGAGAACAGTAGTAGATTTTAGTGATAACAGCATACCTCTCGCTATTCGAGATCGCACCCATGCCGAGTGGGGGCGGATTATCACTGATAATGCATTGCTGCTACTGAGTGATAAATGATTTTGCTCTAATAAATTGTATTTTTTAGATGGTCTGGTATATTGGTTCTGAGGCCGCACGCTTACGCGGTCAGAACCAATCAATCAAAGGAATCAGACCATGAAAGATTTCGTTATTCAACGTCACCGTATGGCACGTATCAGCCATGATAAGCCAACTCTACGCCAGGTTGTCACGTTTTGCGCACAGGCTTTCTGTGTAAGCTTCACCCTGATTTACATCCTCTCCCTAATCTACCAGCACGCAAGATGACTTTTAAAATTGTTCTAATTAATATATAAAAACGCCAAAAACTTGGCGTTTTTTCATCCGATAATGACAACGAACGAGAGATAAAGTATGCGTGTTTGGGATATCCCGGAACGGGATGTGAACTTTTCAAGAGATTATAACCGCCAGCGACGTAGCAAAAGGCTGGTGGAACCGAAGGATAACGGCAACAAATACGATCCAATGGCCAGCCTGCGGGCTGCGCGGGATCTTCGCCAGGGAGGGCGTTAAATGACGAATTATGCGGATGAAGTTGATCTGAGCGCCAGCATGGAAGAGGCGATAAAGGAACTGGCTATTGAAGGTATTCGGCAGATGGCCCACTCAACCAGCCGCGAATATACCGGGAAATGCCATTATTGCGATGAGCCGATCAGTACCGGCATTTATTGTGATGCTGACTGTGCTGCATGGCATCGCGAAGAGCAAGCTGCAATGGCCAGAAAGTACGGTCGTCGCCCTTCAGAACTGGAGTAAATTATGCTCCGGTTTACCGAAGAGGAATTTAAGCAGTTTACCACTTCCCGTAACCAGAAAAGCGGGAGGCGACGTAAGAAGGAGGATGCTTTTCTCGCTTTGGCATCTGTGAAAGATCCCTCTCCTCATGCTGTTGCCCTGGCCGCGCTGGCCAAAAATCCAGATCTCCGTAAAGGCAATGTTGAGCACTTCGAACAGGTCATTATTTTTGACTATATGGAGCGCAAACACCCGGATATCTATGAGCTTTTGCACGCGACACCCAATGGCGGCCTGCGGGCGAAAGCAACAGCCGGGAAAATGAAGGCTGAAGGGCAAAAGAAAGGGTATCCGGATTTATCGCTGGATATGCCGAGAGGCATTTATCACGGCATGAAGATGGAAATCAAAGCGCCAGACGGTAAAGGCCCAACATCGGAGCAAATTGAATGGATGAACAAGTTGTGGAGGGAGGGAGGGATACTACGTAGCGCTGGCCTATGGTGCAGAAGAGGCTATTACAGCCTTGTTGGAATATGCCAGCCTCAGTAAAGGAGCGTCTATTGAGCACATCATGAATGGAGAAAAATGGTTTTTAATGTCTTAAAATAATATATTTATTAGAATAATATGGCATCATAAAACCACATAACCGGTACGCCGTGCCACATTGCTTATGCAGGGGAAAATATGACCATTACCAATAAAACCTCACAGGCGCCAGTAATGCCTCGCAATCAGGCGGAGATTGACGCCCATGTTGACGGGATTGTGACGGAAATGTACCGCCGTCTGGAGGACGAAATTGCTGAAGAACTGGCAGAACAAAACGAAAGCACCCACTAAGACTATTTTCTGTGTGGCCAGTGGTCCATCGCTGACAGCAGAGGACTGCGAAACTGTACAGAAAACAGGGTGCTCAATCATCGCCGTAAACAATTCCTGGCAGCTTTTCAGTGATATCTATGCCCTGTACGCCGGGGATCTATCGTGGTGGAAAAGATACCGCAAAGAGATCCCCGTCGGCCAGTTTCGCAAATTTACGGCTAACCTCGCCGCCGCTAAATCATATGCGCTGGAATACCGGCGCTACTGTGATTTAAAGGAGGGATTTAACAGCGGGGCAATGGCGATCAGCCTGGCGGCGGAGCTGGGCGCTGAAGTTGTCATTCTTCTGGGGTATGACTGCTCACTGGCCCACGGAGTTCACTGGCATGGCCCCCATGCAGATAAGCTGCGTAATCCGTCAGAAATTTCAGTCAGTACATGGCATCAGCAATTCAATAAAACCCAGGATCGGCACCCTAATTTACACATTCTGAACGCTAGCAGGAGTAGTGAAATTCAATGTTTCCCGCGAATAAATCTGGAAGCGGCGATCGCGCAATTATCGTCGGCAGCGGTCCCAGTGCAATGAACTTTGTCGCGCCGCGAGGCGTGCCAATTATTGCAGTAAATGGAGCTGTCGACTGGCTGAACCGCGTCTCATACTTTTTTACTCTCGACCCGTCGCCGTCGAACCTCAAGCGCATGGCAAGAGGACGCCGCCGCCGTGGTGTGCGTTACTGTATCGCTCTACCAGACATTACTGAATTAGAGCAACGTGATGGCATCTGGTGTTTTCACCGTATAGCAGAGCGCTCAAACGAACCGGCACAAAAAAATACCCCTGAATGGTGGGCATGGCGCTGGTCGGCAAAATTTGGGCTTTGCACAAACCAGAACGAGATCGCCAGCGGCAACAGCGCCTACGGCGCACTTAATCTTGCGTATCATCTGGGATTTAAACATGTCGCGCTGGTGGGCGTGGATGCAACACAACAACCACGCATACATTCTGGCGGTGTGCCAAACAATCTGAGCCACCTGCCGCTCCTGTTCCAGTCCGCACGCGATCAGATCGACGTTGTTTCCTGCGGGCAGATGGGCGGCATTCCTAAAATGTCCCTGAAAGAGTGGTTAAAGAATTCATGAGTCCCATTTACCACCGCATAGACGGCGGACGTTTCCGTAAAATCTGGGTGGCGGGAGATCTGCACGGCTGCTACAGCAACCTGATACATCGCCTCGATGAGGTAGGGTTCTCCGCAGAAACAGATCTACTGATATCCGTTGGCGACCTTATCGATCGCGGAACCGAAAACGTGGAGTGTCTGGAGTTGCTACAAATGCCGTGGTTTCGTGCAGTTCGCGGCAACCACGAACAGATGATGCTGGATGCACTATCACCAAACGGCAATGTTAACCACTGGATGGTGAACGGCGGAGCCTGGTTTTTCCAACTCGACTATGACAAAGAACGGCTGGCCATTGCATTGGTGGAGTTGGTGCGCCAGCTTCCTTACATCATAGAACTACGTACTGGCGGAAAAACGATAGTCATAGCGCACGCAGACTACCCGGCAGATGAATATCAGTTCGGTAAAGAATTATCGCTACATGATGTGATCTGGAAGCGGGACAGGTTAGTGGACGCACAAGACAAAATCGGCGGCCCGATCGCCGGCGCTGACCATTTTATATTTGGACACACCCCGGCACGCACACAGCTCACGTTCTGGAACCAGACCTATATTGATACCGGTGCCGTATTCAGCGGCAACCTTACTCTACTTCAGCTACAGGAATAAAACCTTGAAAATTGCACTCGTACTTCGTTCAGGCGGAGATTTCAGCGCATCAGATGTTCAATGGCTGGCAAACCAGCTACCGCCAGGGTATGAAATAATCTGCCTGACAGATGTTAAAAACATGCTGATACCCGGAGTAACCTGTATCCCGCTTATTCATAAATGGAATTTCTGCCGGGGCTGGTGGGCTAAAATTGAGCTATTCCGCCCTGACGTCGAGGATGATCTCTTCTTTCTGGATCTTGATACCGTCATTACCGGCGATATAACCCCTATCCTGGATGCGCCACCAGCCGAATTTACGATGTTGCGGGATTTTTATCATCCAAGACGTTTTGGCAGTGGGGTAATGTGGATACCTAATACGGTCAAAGCAAAAATATGGTCCGCTTTCTGGCGGGATTCGTCTGGCTGGATTACCAGTTGCACCACAACAGAGTATTGGGGTGATCAGGGCTTTTTACGTAAGGTCATGGGTGACGGCATAGCAACATTTCAGGATCTCTACCCTGGCTGGTTTAAAAGCTACAAAGTTGATGTGGCTATGCCGGGAAGCAAGTATGCAAATCCACGTTACTCGCGCGGGAATGGCCGCTTGCCCGCTGATTGCCGGATTGTTTCTTTTCATGGGCGACCTCGCCCGCAGCAGGTGACAGAACCGTGGATTCCGGGGGCGCAGCCAGTGGCCGGACTGATTCATGAATGTGAGTTAGATTAAATTGCTCTAATAATTTTAATTCTTTAAAACATGGTGTATCATCACCATGTTTTTTATTAGAGCAAAGGCGAAAGCACCATGAGACTGTTCAAGCGTAAATACCACTACTGGTTGATTGCATTTGCCATTCCTAACGGCGGGATCAAATACGTTATCACCCGCTACCGGAATAAACGGCTTACACCTGCCCGAATCTTACAAGCCTCGCTGGGGGAGGGGTTGGATACCGATTGTGCCGTCCTCCCGCCTGCTTACCTGGGAAAAATGACTGAAGAAGAAGCCAAAACGGAAATCTGAACATGACATCTCCTGCAAAAAACCAATCAATCATGACTACTTGTGTTACCGATGTGCTGGAAGCCGGCGTCCCGGCTGTAGTGCAGAATATACGAGCGGCCCAACGCCGCGTTACCTGTGATGACCTGACAAACCGCTTCTTCGACAATGCCATAGAGTCTGCTGAAATGCTGCTGGCGCAGGCAGTGGACGTCTACAATAACGAAGCTGACGAGCACAATTCGCTGGTTGAAACGCTCGAAGACCTTCAGGAACAGTTACACGGGAAAAATACAGAGCTTACTGAGCTTCAAATTTTGCTAAAACAGCATGAGCGGCAGAAACAGGATGAGGTAGAAGAGGCTGTGCAGGATGCTATGCAGCGCGCCGACCGTGCCGAACTACTGTGCGTGGAAATGGAAACCAAGCTAAATGAAGTCACAGCAATGGTTGAACTCCGTAATCAGCAAATCCAGACCCTGCACAAGAGTTACAAAGAGGTTATGGCCCTAGATCCATTAAACCTTGAAAAACGCTACGCCAAAGCCAAGCGAGAGCGGCAAGATTTGCGTAAACAGGTATCGGATCTTAACCAGAAAATCGTCAAATTAACGAAAGACCTGAGCGATGCGCGTGTAGCGTACGCCAGACAAAAAACAGAAACGACCAGGCTGGTGGAAGAAACGACCAAGTATGCCACCCTGCAAAAAGAGATGTACGGCATTACTCAACGCCAGTTCACCTCGACTAAAGAGCATCCGACCCTGGGGCCGATTCATTTCTACCCTCGGCTGCTGGCATACGGAATATCATCGCCTAAGCAATTCAATAATGAGCGCCCATATATTGTTACAAAACTGGACTTTGCCTACCAGTTCTGCTGTGACATGGGGTTTGCCATTGATATCCGCATAAACGAATGGTTGATGCCGAATTTCCAGCCTATACGCATATTTGAAGAGTTTCAGCCGGAGGGATGGATTGAATTTTTCCATGAATTAATTTGTCGGGAAATGGAAAGCCGGCGCCCGGAGTTAGTACGTCGTGCAGAATGGGCGCAAGAAGTGAATCTGGCTGATGCAGGGCTTCCGCTCCCGGAGGAATTGATAGCCAAACTGGCAGATAACGATCTCCATACATTATTTGACGTCGTAACACGCCGACATGGACAGCTTGTAGCAAACCATAATCTCACGTCGGAAGAGGCAAAATCTGTTCTGGATGTATGTTATGCACGAACTGACGCATGGGAAAAAGAAAACGGTGGGATCATCTATGTGCGCTAATGGTTACAGTGTCACAACTCACTGTGAGGGCGTTGGTTGTGTCCTTTTTTAAAAATTTAATATTATTGCTCTAATAAATATTGATTTTTAGATACGAAAGAGCAAGAATGTTTTCAGGCCACATGCTTTCAGTGGCCTTCAATATCAATCAATCATCGGAGCCAATATGCACACAGTATTCAAGCTGGCGATGGCGGCCTTTTATATTTGGATATTTACCATCGTCTTTACAGGTATAGCCAAAGCAACCCCTGTCAACGCTTCCGAAGTGGGGGTGCGCACAATTTACTGTGATCTGGGGGAATAATTATATGACCCAGATGCCTACTATTCGCGATCGCATATTTAACGCTTTATCCGGGAACGGTCCGCTAACTAAGGCTGAAATATCACGGCTTACCAGCCTTTCGATTGAACAAATTAACCGCACGGTAACAAGCTGCCTGCAAAAAGGGCAGATACAAATCCAGGATGGGCGAATTGTATTGGTTGAAGATGCTGTTTTCGGCCCATGCATTGAGGCCAGCAAGCGCGGACCAGGAAATATTATTTTCCAGATATGCAAGCGGAACTGGCGCGGTTAAGCGCGGCCAATGGTTTCGTACGTTTGACCCGATCAACGCACCCAGCGTGCCGGTGCTTTATCGTCTGGGGCTGGTGGACTTCGCCAATAATCGTGGTCAAGAACCAACGAAGTATTACAATGTGCGTTTGACTGACAAAGGCCTGAATGCCTTAGCGCCGGAGAACGACATGACCAAAGCCCCTGAGCAACACGACCCACGCAGCCTTAACCCTATGAAAGAAGCCGTACCCGCATCGTCGGCAATCCATATGCGAGTCACCCCAGACCGCAAAAAGCGTTACGTTAACCAGGCAAGGGCTGATGGACTGAAGCTAACCGACTGGATTCAGAAGCACATGGATAACGTTTGTAATGATGCGGGGCAGCCTGACACCACAATGCACAAAGAGGTGGTGATCATCCACGGTTTGGGGCAGAAGCCCGGTAACGGTAAATGCGTGCCGTTTGAGGCGCCAGAGGACAGTGGGCTGGCAAAAATGAAGGGCAAGAGTGATGAGTGATTTAACGATGGGGAATAAAAAGATATTCCTGATGGATGTGGACCCGTTCGCACACCGCACCCCTGATGCAACAGTAGACGAGTTTATCTACGAGCATGAGCTGGTGGAGGAAACAGAGGACAACTATCTGCTGATGGGCGTGGGCTACCCTGGCGATGTTGTTAGGTTTCCCCGCGAGCTGTATACGAGGCATGACACCCGCGAAGAGGCGCTTATCCATCTTGATCGCATTGCCCTGGACATGATTCAGGAGCTGGAAGAGCGTACAAGCAAGCTGCAACACCTCATTGATGCCATTGATGTGGAATTTCGGAAACCGTAAGTAGGACAAGAATGAAAGCTGTCATCACACCCTTTGTCCAGAAAGAGTTAGGTCTGGCCACATTCAAAGTAGATGATGATGTTGCCCGCCTGGTTAGTTCTGGCCGTAAATTCATTATGGAACCTGTTGCGCGTGAGCTGGTGGATCACATGGAAGACGGGGTAATTCACACCGAGCAGTCTATGGCCGCCAACGAATCGTTACGCCCTTTCTTCATGAGCGAAGAACTTTTCCGGCGAATAGGCGGCATTGAGTCGTTGAAGGATTACCTCCGTAACAATGTGGCCTGCTGCCAGTCTCCCGATCGCGATTGGTGCGACAACAAGCTGGCCTACACCGAACGCAATAACAGCGCCGTTGTACTGTGCTGGCACCACGACAACCATTACATGATGCGCGGCTTTGCTGAACTTGAAGAAACGCTGTATCGAAACCGTGTGAACTGGATACTGGATAAGGCCCGGAGTGAGATGGGGCTACCCGACAGCCGGGACTTGAGCATTCAGGAACTTTGCTGGTGGGCCTTTATGCGTAACATGATTGAGGTGATGCCAGAAGAGGTATGTCGGATAGCGATCAACAAGCAAAAAGCCGCTGAAGAGCAGTCAGGACCAATGAAAGAGGCTGACATTAAGCCTTACGATGACAGGGCAATCGCCTACATCCGCATGATGGAAGAGAAGGCGGCGCCGATGCGTGAAAAAATCTGCCCTGTGGACACAGACCCAGATCCGGGCATGGCTTACTACAAGAGACCAAAGCTCCAGTTGCTGAAATTACCTGATTACCTGGCGTTCGTATCATCTCGCCCATGCTGTGGTTGCGGGGCATCTGGCAATAATGCCCGGATAAGCCCGTTTCTGGTACAGAGTCGCCGCCTGTGCGCCCATGATATCTACGCGGTCCCGTTGTGCCACCAATGCCAGACTGAAATAGCGCGCGACCGTACAGAATGGGAAAATAAACATGGGAAGCTGGTGGTTCATCAGCGTTTATTCTTTGACTACGCGCTGGGAATCGGCGCTATCACAAGTCATTCGTCGTAAGTTAATCATTATTGTTCTAATATATTGCTATTTCTATAAACCAGGTTATCATGTGTTCATTAGCTGAGGGGAATACTCGACTAATAAAGTGACAGGATGTTGCTTAACTGGCAGGGACGCCAACACATGAGCCGAAATCGAAACACACGTATTACATCGTATGAGATTGCGGAATACATGATCCGCACTAAAGCATTGCTTTCCGCCAAAGAACTGGCAGCCATACTGGCAAAAGAATATCCCCATCTTGATATTAATACCCGTGACGTATACCTGCGCCTGAAATCAATATCAGTATCCCGACACTCCTCGGTATGGGTGGATGAGAGCAGCCGCCCGCGCAAATTCCGTATCCACTCGCTGAACCCTGAATTTTTCCGCCGCAGCCGGGCACCGCGCCGCTATGGTGATGACATAAAAAATGTGCTGCATATGACGAATGACGAAAAGGAGCGCCGGGAGCATAAGTTGTGGGTTATGGCCCGCCAGCTATTTAACACTATCGCCCGCCAGCACCGTCAACATAATCACTCCCTTTCCCATTGATTGACCATGCTACTCTCCATGTACGGCCCAGAACTTCAGTTCCGGGCCTTTTAACGTGTGACTTGCGCTACCCTCGCCAGAAAGAGTTTTACACGCAAGGAATGCATGAGTGACCTGGGACGAGCACAAAGCGAATTTTGCCAGGCTGGCGCGCGATGGTGGCTATACCATCGCTCAGTACGCCGCCGAGTTTAATCTGAACCCCAATACAGCCCGCCGGTATCTACGCGCATTTAAGGATAGCGGCACAGGCCCGGACGGCATTAAGCCAAATAAGCCGGTGCGGGCGCCTGCCAACAAGTCAAGGAATGATCAAAAAAGCGATCAAAATAAATGTGATCACTCTTTTGATAAAAGACATTCAAAACAGAAAGATAGCAGCGTGATCAGGGTCGCGCTGGCGCAAGCCCACGCCCAAAAGCAGAAACTTGATGATCGATTGAGTGATCATGAGGTGATCACCCGCGCCAAGAGATCACTCAAGGACAAACTGGAACGTGATCGGCTTACTGATGACGGAGAACGCTTTGAGTTTGAGCCTGCTGACTACCAGATAGACAACCATGAAGCCCGCCGGGAAGCGAGAGCTATGTTGCGACGTTCCGGCGCCGATGCGCTTGAAGCGGCCTTGCTGGAGAAAACGCTGTCACATCTCCTTATGCTGGAGAACGCTCGCGACGTTTGTATCCAGTTGGTACATCAGCTCCAGGCCGATAAGAAAGACGATGACACCCCTGTAGAGTACCGCATTGCCAGCATGTTGAATAACTGCACCGCGCAAATCAGCAGCCTGGTGAACACTATATTCACTATCCGTAATAACTACCGGAAAGAGAACCGCGAAGCCGAGAAACATGCACAAACAATGGGGCAGACTGGCATTGTGCAGCTGGCGTACCAGCGACGCCGGGAACTTGGCTGGAATGCACAGGAAACTGCCGAATTTATCGAATCACAGGGAGGTAAAGTACCCCCGTTGTTGATGGAGAAGATCCGCGCCGAGTTGCGTAACCCCAAACCAGAAACGCCAGACCCAGCCGAACAAACCGCTACCGGCACCCCATCTCTTGCAGATCTCGACAGAGAGGCCCGCGAGCGGGCCGCCAGCCGCCGCATTGATTCTTCATTATGGATTGAGCAACGAAGGGAAGAAATCGCCGATATCGTTGATACAGGCGGCTATGGTGATGTTGATGCTGATGGCATATCAAATGACCCGTGGATGGAACAGGATTTAGACGAAGACGAGGAGGAGGACGAGGAAGTAACCCGTAAACTGTACGGAGATGATGACTGATGGCCCGCAGTTGTATAACGGACCCTCGCTGGCGAGAGCTGGTGGCGCAATATCGTTATGACTGGATAGCCGCCGCCGATGTTATGTTCGGGAAAACCCCCACCTGGCAGCAGGACCAGATCATTGAGTCTGTGCAGGAGCCGGGCAGCAAAACGTCTGTATCGTCTGGTCACGGTACGGGTAAGTCGGATATGACCTCTATCATGATCATGCTCTTCATCATCATGTTCCCCGGCGCCCGTGCAATCATCGTTGCGAACAAGATACAGCAGGTTATGACCGGGATCTTTAAGTACCTGAAGATTAACTGGTCCACAGCCACCAGCAGATTCCCCTGGTTGGCCGAGTATTTTGTACTAACCGATACCTCGTTCTATGAAATTACCAGTAAAGGCGTCTGGACTGTTGTACCGAAAGGTTTTCGCCTGGGCAATGAGGAAGCGCTGGCTGGTGAACACGCCGACCATCTCCTCTACATTATCGATGAAGCATCCGGTGTGAGTGATAAGGCGTTCGGGATTATGACGGGCGCTCTTACCGGCAAAGATAACCGCATTCTTTTGCTTTCTCAGCCAACACGTCCCAGCGGATATTTCTATGATACGCACCATAAACTGGCCAAGCGGCCTGGAAACCCTAACGGCATCTATACGGCCATTACGCTAAATAGCGAAGAATCGCCGCTTGTAACGCCAGAGTTCATTAAGATGAAACTGGCGGAATACGGCGGCCGCGATAGCCCGATGTATCTGATCAAGGTTCGCGGTCTGTTCCCGAAAACTCAGGATGGCTTCCTGCTGGGCCGTGATGAGGTTGAGCGCGCCTCGCGTCGTAAGGTGAAGATAGCTAAAGGCTGGGGCTGGATCGCGTGTGTGGACGTCGCTGGTGGCACAGGGCGCGATAAATCAGTTATCAACATAATGATGGTATCTGGCGAGCGTAATAAGCGTCGTATCATTGGTTATCGCATCATTGAGTATTCTGATGTTACAGAGACACAACTGGCCGCCAAAATTAACGCGGAATGCAGTCCTGATCGTTATCCAAACATTACGATAGTGATTGACGGCGATGGACTGGGGAAATCTACCGCAGATTTGTTGTACGACAATTATGGAATCACTGCACAGCGCATTCGTTGGGGCAAAAAAATGCACAGTCGGGAGGACCGCAGCCTTTACTTTGATCAGCGCGCCTATGCAAACGTACAGGCCGCAGAAGCGGTCAAATCAGGACGTATGCGACTGGATAAGGGCGATGCAACTATTGAGGAGGCCTCTAAGATCCCGGTAGGGATTAATTCAGCCGGCCAATGGAAAGTAATGAGTAAAGAGGATATGAAAAAGAAACTCAACCTGCGTTCCCCTGACCATTGGGATACCTATTGTTTCGGAATGCTGGCAAACTATGTACCCCAAAACGAAGTGCTCAGTTTTGAGGATGAGGCGCAGGTTGATGAGGCGCTGGCATGGCTTAATGAATAACGTTATTTACCCCACCAGCTATGAATTTATTTAGAACTTTCGGGATTATCATTCACTGGTGATCCCTTTTTAGTATTACGGGTACGGGTTGTTGATGCCGCAGACAGAGCTTTTTTATCCTCCCGGATGCGAGCAAGATTACCTTTAACATCTTCTATGTCTTTTAATCTGTAAATCTTGGCCTGTGGCCAGCGGTCACAAATAATAGGCTCAATTGAATCATATAAGCTGAATTTTTCTTTCTCAAATTCTGGGCCAATGGACAAGCCATCCCTCAATGTCTCATCACAGATAAACACCCCGCATAACGGGACATGGTAAGGGACGGACTTACCGCCGTTGTAGTTAGGGCTGGTGGAAATGTAATGCACACGCAACATCGTTTCGTTGAAGCCGTGAATACGCATTCTGAATTTTTCTTCGTCAGGGAATTTTTCCATCAACCTTTTTGTGCGCTCCAGATTACCTATATAGCGCCTACTCCACTCGGTTATATCGCCGGCCTTCTGAATACGTATATCTTTATCCAGCAAATGAATAATTCGTTTTGCTGTCATATTCACGCTATTTATGGCTTCAGTCTGGTAAGTCGTAGCTTTCCTTACCCCACGTAAAATATTAGGGACGGGATAAAGGATTGTTCTGGGAACGTTTAAATCCGGGTATTGTTCCAGCTCTTTGGCCATAGCCGTCCATTTGTCTATATCCGCCTGAATACGGTCCGTTTCTTTGAACGGTAATACCACTACAGGACGAACAAAACGCCCGTCGCTGGCTTTGTCGACGTGTTGAGCGCGGGCAACGGCATTGGCAAGAAAGAGATCCCTAAATTTGACGAACTCCCTGTACAATTGCTCGCCATAAACATAATTGACCATAGAGGCTCCTCCGAAATGTATACGAGTCACACCCCCGGCTCACGTTTGCTGGGGGTGCATACACCATTATAAGAGGATTGTTTAAAAAAAATAGATTTATTAGAGCACTTAGGAGGATTCTGTGAGGATCAGATAGATTAAATAATCTACAGAGTCAATGAGATCAAGCACTTCATCAACAGTGACCCTATGCTCTTGATTGGAGAGCTTTAGATGGTGTTCGGTAACGGCGCGCGCAGCGTCTGGAGAGGTAAGATCGAGAGACAATTCGTTAGAATAATTCTTAACGTCGTCTACGGTGGGAGCGATAAAAGCCATCTGTTTTTCCCTACTAAAGTCGCACTACACAGAGCACCAAAATGGTACGCCATGATTTTCCAAGGGGTTTACTCAGCCTTCCCGTACAACCAGTACCGTGGACTACGCGGCGCGCGCTACCTCGTTTGCCCTTCTGACCCCATTAACAAAAAGGCGCGTGTGACGGCGGCAAAGTTAACGGAAGACTTCTTCTAACTGCTATTGCTGTCAGTGTCATGGCGACCGCCTTCCGAACTGAAACAGCAACAGATATTGTGGCGCCGGGATTTGAACCCGGATAACGTCTAACCAGCCGCATGAGATAATCAGGTAACGATCCCTGAATTCCCCACCTCCCCAGACAAGGGGCGCTCTCCCCAATTGAGCTATACCACAACGGTGAGAGCACTGATACGGAGGACTGCGTGCCTCCGGATCGACTTGCGGCTTGTGTGCATGCCCGCTCATCGCCAATGCTCTTACCGTTATAGCCAGTATCAAGCGCCACACCATCACTGGTGTTGAGCGAGTCCATTTTCGGACGAAAGCTATAATTTATTAGAACAATTGTCAAATAATGACAACATTTGGCAGGCCTCTTTCTGACCCAAAGCACATAAACATCACTTTTCAATATTGCTCTAATAATTTTAATTGATTTAAACAAGCTTCAGAGATTACACTAAAAGCATCAGATAACTTCGTATAACACACATTATGCGAAGTTATTGATAACCTCCTTGAACATGATCAATAATACTGTAAATCCATACAGGGTAAAGACTTGGGAGGACAAAATGTGATCACTTAGAACATTGATCACTGGCGCGCTACGTAAAATCTGCCGGGGAAACCATCGCGAGATATCCCAGAATTCACGTAGCGCAAGGAAAAAACCAATCAATCAGGCAACTACATGATGGATAAGCAAAAACGTAAAGCAATGCTTCAAATAGCAGTTGATTCGCTCCGCGCTGCGGAGTACGCACTCGGCCAGCTCACTGACTCATACACCGAAGAACACGACGGTAAATTCAGCGCCTGCCATCCTCAAAGCTCTTTTGCATCTTCTTTGGGACAACTAACCCAGCTACGCAAATCACTGATGAAAGCCAGAGTTTAACCAATCAAAATTAGAGGTATAAAATGGCTCAACTCAAAAGAAGTGGTGAGATCCGTCTGGGAGATGCCCGGATGTGCATTTTGGAGAACCCAGGGCATGTAGACGATGGTTATGAGCGCGGCTTCAAGCGTGAAGTTTTCCGTCGTATCATCCAGACGCTCAATCGCCTGGGATGGCTGGTGGCGATCCCACCGGACAAAATCGAACAATATAGCGCGAGTTTCGCGCGTCAGTTCCGTTACTGCACAAAAGGCGATCTGAAAGCAGATCTGAAGCTATGCGGCCGCAGTATTGAATTGGAGTTTTTCCAGAACATCAACGCGCCGGACCGCCCGGACAATGAGGGGCGATACCAGTACGATAAAGAAAAGCACATGCCCTATCTGATGCGCATGGAGATGCTACGTACCCGTAACAGAATCGTGACCTACCTGACCAACGTTTTCGACGGTTATCGAGTGGCCGAACGAAGTCCGGGCTGGAGAGACATTGGCCCCGGCAAGATGACAAATATGGACGTAATCAAAGCTAACTACGGCTCCGACTGGCATTTTGATGGTAACTGGCAAGCTTATCTGGAAAAAAAACCTTACATGCGTACCAGCCACGACCGCAAATCAGCAGAAAAAGATCTGCTTGAGCCGGGAATGCGCGTCTGGTGGTTCGACAGTAAAGGCCGCATCATGACCGGCATAGCCTGGTATCACATCAACAATATGTGGTATGTAACGTGGGGTCACTATGGCATAGATAACATTGCCAGCTTTAATCTGTATACCAGCCTTCCTGAAAGACCACGCATGAAACGCAACGACCGCCAGCGCCGCAAAAAACTGGAAGAGTTGCTGGGAGATGCTGTAACCAGAATGGATTACCTGCGCGCCCACCAGTTAAAGCAAATACTCTATCCGGACAATGAACCACTTTACCGACTGTTCCATACTGGCCACCAGCTCTATCACCGCCCAGAGTTTAATGGCTACACGAAAGATCCAAACTACGCCGGTAAGTTCCGCCGCAGTGAAGTAGAGAGTTTCAATCCTCACGAAAACCGTATGGAGCTGGTGGGCGACGAACAGGAGGTTGCTGTATGAAGCCAAACATGGTTGCGACTAATCTTGAACTGGAGAAAAATCGTGGTTACTGGCGCGCTAAAGGATTCGAGCGTAAAGCCTGTGAACCCTGTCTGACGCGTGGTGATGAGACAATTAAGCGTGACCGTGGCTGTTGGTGCTTGTACGACATCACCAGGGGGCGAGTAAAAGCCGAACCAATCCTGTACACTTTGCTGAAAACTATAATCTGAGCAGACAATGACCAATTCGTTAACCGTTCATCAAAATTTACCGGCGTTACCTGTTGAGTCTGTCAACGAAGAGGTTCGTCGAAACCTGAATGCGATGTTCCGTGATAAAGAGGCGTTTTCCGAACATACCTGGAAAATGCTGATGTCAGTTTGCCGTTCATGGGCTGAATGGTGTTCGGTTAACGGTTATACCTGGTTCCCGGCACACCCGGAAAATGTGCGTGACTATTTACTCGGATTGCAAGCGCGCGGACTGGCGGTTAAGTCGATAGAGCAACATATTGCTCAACTGAACATGCTGCATAAACGATCTGGCTTGCCACGCCCAAGCGACAGTATGGCCGTCTCCCTTGTTATGCGCCGGATACGAAAGGAAAACGTGGATGCCGGCGAGCGGGCTAAACAGGCGCTAGCATTTGAGCGACGGGATTTTCAAACGGTCCGCTCTCTCCTCATAGAAAGTGAGCGTATCATTGATATTCGCAACCTGGCATTCCTGGGGCTGGCATATAACACCCTGTTACGCATATCTGAAATTACCCGCATCCGCGTTAAAGATATTTCGCGTACCGAAGGTGGGCGAATGCTGATCCGCATTGGACGGACAAAAACGCTTGTCAGCACCGCCGGCATAGAGAAAGCGCTAAGCCTTGATATAACGTATCTGGTAGACCGATGGATCACGGCCTCCGGCGTAGGAGAAGACCCGGATAATTACCTGTTCTGCCGCGTACGTAAAAATGGCGTAGCAGTCCCATCATCCACCAGCAAACTGACAACGCGATCGCTGGAACATATCTTCGAGGCAGCACACTACAAAGTTTATGGTGCAAAAGATGCATCCGGCGAACGCTATCTGGCGTGGTCAGGACACAGTGCCCGTGTAGGCGCTGCGCGTGACATGGCCCGCGCCGGTGTTGGCGTACCGGAAATTATGCAAGCTGGTGGCTGGACTAACGTCGAAATAGTTATGAGCTATATCCGTAATCTGGACAGTGAAACAGGCGCTATGGTCCGCCTTCTGGAGGAAACCTAAAGAAAGCAAATTATTAATGACAGGTGCCAAAATCATGATTATTATTGCTCTAATAATTTTATTATTTTTGCTGGCAAAAATGATAAAGCGGACCTTCAACATAGATGGGGAAACGGTATACCTGGTGGCAAGCCCGGCAAACGGAAACCCCGTTGTCATTGTCGGTCTGCGGTTATCTGACAACATGCCAGATCTCGCCAGTATAACAGTGGAATTCCCCATGAAGAGCCTGTGCAGCGCGGAAGCCTTCGTGAGCAATGCTACTGATGAAACTGCCCGCCGGGGGCTTAATAAGCTGAAAGCGGAATATGGGGAACTAATCAGCATGGTTAACGACTGCCTGAGCCGTAGTACGACACAATCGCGGCTGATGTCCACGCGAGGAAAAATACGATGAGAAGGATTGCTATAGCGCTGGTAGGTCTGGTGATCGGCTGGCACATCTGGAAAGTTTTTCAGGACTACAACGCGGATAAAGCAGGCGTTTTTGTTCTAATCATTTTGGCTTTATCTGCGCTGGTGGCGCTTTATCGCACTGGAGATAAAGACTAAAAGAAAAAGCCCAGCTTTCGCCGGGCTGCACTATGGATGCAAGGATCTCTCCATGCAAACCAATCAATCGCGAATGAGTATATCACATCATTCGCCCGTAACAGGAAAATCAAAATGGGAAACAAAGAAATCGTAATGTATGACTCCCCGGAGGCGGCCAGCATTCAGACGTTAACGGGTTGGGTAGATCGTCATGGCAAATTTTGGGGCGATGATGAGCATATGGCGCGCTGGTGTGGGTCTACACACCAAAAATGTGAGCGGAATCCCGAACACCCCATTCGTGAGAATCGCGGCTACTGTGAAGCCTGCCGAGATGAACGCCAGCAAGCACTTTACATGGCTATGGAGCGGCAGCCGTGGGACGGCGATACAATACTGCACTTGCATAATACTGACGTCTATTTTCAAGATCTGGAGAGCATCCGCGACCACTGCTTAGAACGGCACGTATTACCCGAGGAACTACAGCTGGTGGTATGTAACCCCGTGTATCCGGAAGAGATAGACGGTTGTGACCACTTTTGCGATGACCTGCCTGAAGATGGTGAATTACCCAGCGAACTGCAAGAAGCATTTGACCGGCTGAATGAAGTAATCCGCAAATCCCCGCCGCTATCATGGTTCCCAGGCGAAATTGCCGCCAATCTTCCAGACGGCATCCTGACTGCTGAAGAACGCCACGATATTGAAATAGCACGACCGGAGGCTGCTGGTGTTGATGACAAAAGTTGACGCCTCGCAATTGACCGGTGCCGCCCTTGATTGGGCGGTAGCTAAAGCGCTGGGGTACACGATCTTTATGGCAAACCACGATTGTGGCCCTTACTGCTGGACTGGTAACGGCCACTTAGCGGCGCTGACATCACAGCATACCGTGATCATTGTAGGCGTAACAGGCCATATCAGCATTGAGGGACCAGATAATGTGGAAACCTGGCAACCTACTACAAAGTGGTGCCAGTGCGGTCCGCTGATCACCCGGTATTTGATTGAGCTGTCGCATGAGCTGGTGGGTAATGATAAGAGCGTATGGTATGGACACAGCGACATGCTGGATGAATGGTACAGTGCCACCAGCCCTACAGAGGCCGTATGTATCGCCGCTGTAATTACCATGTTGGGCGAAAGCGTGGAAGTTCCAACGGAATTATTAAAGGAGTAATAATGCTGAACCGTTTTTTCCTCTTCATGTTGCCGCTTAATATGCTTGTATCAGTGGTTAACGACCAGTCATTATCACTTTGGTGGCTGATGTTTCTTTCCTGTGGGTTTATCGTCGTGTTTGCGCTTGAAAAACGCCGGTATTCTGCTGAAATGCTTGCTCACGACAACTTCATATTAGAAGTTCAGCACGAACTTCTTAGAGGCATTTATCGTAAACGCTTCAAGAGAATCCTTCAGCGCAACAAGTGGGCGATGCCAGGGTATGAGGGAGCGGCAGCTATCGCGATGACACAAGAATTTATGAAGGAATAGTTACATCAAGAATAACTTTTATTGCTCTAATAATTATGTATAATTGAGTCGTAAGAAGCGAACTGTCAACAATAAAATTACCATGAATTCTCCCTGACGGTCTTCGGACCGTCTTTTTTTTGGAGATAAACAGTGATACTGACGGAACAACAAATTGAACGGCGACGGCAGCGCGCGATTGAGGCAAAGAACAGAGCGATTGCCAAACAGCGAGCCAAGATGTCAGACCCAGCATGGCGTGCGGAACAATATCAAAAACGTCGTGATGCTGAAAACCGGCGCCGGGAGCGTATGCGTTCTTCTCCCCCACCAGCCAAACCCCGCAAACCAGTCAAGTCTCGCGGGCTAAAAGGCCGAACACCAACAGCAGAAGAAAAACGCACAGCCAATGCGCTTGGCTCCCTTCCCTGCATCGCCTGCTACATACATGGTGTAATAAACCATGTGGTATCGCTGCATCATATTGATGGCCGTACCGCGCCGGATTGCCACAAAAAGCAGTTACCACTATGCAACTGGCATCATCAATACGCAGCGCCACCGGAAATACGAAAAATTTATCCGTGGCTGGTGCCTGTACATGCAGATGGCAATGTAGGTGGTAAATCCGAATTTTCCCGCCTTAACAAGCCGGAAAGAGAACTGCTGGTGGATGCGTATGCCCTGGCCGGTTTATTAGTCTAATTTAAATATTATTTTCAAAGGTGAAAAATGGATATCAATAAGCAGCAACTACAGGTATTGCGCCGCATAGCCATAGCCAATGGTGAACAGGTCTTTCAGGAAAAAGATGGCTTCCGCTGGAGCGAAGACGCTGGCGGGCAAGTTTGTACGGCTCCCGTCAAAAAGTTGGTGGAGATGAACCTCGTGCGCATAGCAAAGGTTAAAGGCGGAACAATTCTTCGCTGCGCTGTTACACAAGAAGGTAGCAATTACCTGAAAAACAAATAAATAATCATCTAACATATTGATAAGGCTAACTATCATGGAGAACGTAAATACCCCACCCGTACGGTTCACTACCTTGAGACACAAAGAAACTAATAACGAACTGATAGGTTATTTTTGCTGTGGAGATCCAAGCATCTTAAATGCCGTTCTTAGCTATTTTGGGCGCGGAGATTTACATCATGCTTGTCCTTCCGAAGCATGGGTAATGCTCAATCCGAAAAATGGTGGGATGTATTTTTGTAACGCTGAAGAAATTGAGAAGAACTACACCCCCACAACTGATACCCAAATAACCCTTTCCCCTATAACAGATTTTGAAAAATACAGTTCTTCTGATGAGGTGGTGGAGGCACTGCAAATCCCTTTATTGGGCGGTATTCGCCGTTTCATAGGGCTAACCAATATTGATTTAACATTACGTTTGTCACCGAAAGATGTGTATGTTTCCGTACAAAAGAATGTCATTAGAAAGAGTGAACCACCACAGATTTTAGCACTCCCAGGCGACTGGATAGTGAAGCATGTCGATGGCAGTTTTAGTACATGTACACCTGAAATTTTTGAATCCACTTATAAATTCATTGATATTGAGTCTGCTGATTTTTCTGATGCCCTGATGTGGCTGAAAGAAGGAAAACGTGTTGCACGTAAAGGCTGGAATGCTGGCGGCCAGTTCTGCTGGATGGTCCAGGAGGGGCAATACCCGGCGCGGATGGAAGCAATCAAGGGTTATTACCCCACTGATATCGTTCCCTACGGAGCTTACTTTGCGCTGAAAAATGCCCAGGATGTGGTAGTGCCGTGGGTTCCGTCAGTTGGTGATCTTCTTGCAACTGACTGGATTGTTATCGCATGACACATGGCGAGCTTAACGATATAGCCCGCCGCTGGCTCCTGCGTGCTGAATCTGCGGGGGGCCTGGTTGCAAGATTGCGTTGAATGAGGTGGGCGCCGTGGGTGATACAGAACGTGCAGACGCGTGGGGCTATCGCTGGGGATGGAGAGGCGGTAGCGTGCTGGTGGAAGTGAAAGTGTCTCGCTCCGACTTTCTGCGAGATAAGCATAAACCGCACCGGCAGCACGGCGGACTGGGGGATTATCGCTATTATATGTGCCCTGAAGGGATCATTAATATCAGTGACCTCCCTGATCGCTGGGGGCTTCTGTGGGTAAATAAGCGCGGACACGTAAAGCTGATGGCCGGGCATATCTGCTGTCTGGTAGGTAATAGCTGGGGCGGAAATCGTGATCTCGCTTACTTCTGGAAGCACGAAACAGATATGGAGGTAGAGCGAGGACTACTGGCATACATGCTTCACCGCGTCGGCGATCCAGATGCCCTTCTTCAGGAACAGCGTGCCTATATGCGAATGAGTACTCAACAGGCTACAAGGATTAACGAGCTGGAGAAGCTGCGGCGTGAAGATTCGACGACTATTTATCGTCTGCGCCGATTGCTATCAAAAAACAACATTGAAGATCCAACCAACAAACGGTTCCGTGACGAATCAAATTTACTCTTTGACCTGTAAATTAGCCCGCAGATGCGGGCTGATTTTTTAATAACCTTAAGGATTTTTTATTTCGCTCATGCGGCCTTTTTGGCCTCGCGTTTAGCAATAAAATCACTGACAGTGCAAATTCTGCTTAATTCTTCCTGAGCGCGCGCATCATTCTCTACCTCCCATAAATCTACCGCCGCCTGGAGGTTAAGCCAGAAATCAACAGAGGTATCGAACACCTTAGAAAGACGAAATGCCATATCAGTAGTCAGCTTACGATTGTTGTTAACCAAAGCGCTAACAGTGTTGCGGTGAACATGAAGCATTTCAGCCAGATCGTTGATCTTCAGTTCAAGAGGCTCCAGGTACTCATAGAGCAGTATATCGCCTACAGTCGTTGGTTTTCTGGTTGCCTGTTTCATTTTGAATCCTTATTCGCGTGTATTTTCTCTGAAACGGCCCGGAGTTCACCGGGCTTTTATTTTAGTATTTGTGTGGGTCAAGATATAAGTCTTCAGCTTTTCCATTCACCCACCGAAAAATCAATCGGTATTGCTTATTAATTCTTATTGATGAGTAATCCTGCAATTTCCCTGATAACTCTTCGTACCGATTCCCCGGTGGGGAACGTAAGTCCCTGTGCGAAGTCGCCGCATTGATGATATCCAGTTTTCGCGCCAAGGCCGTGTGAATATCAGGTGGAATTTTTCGATGCTGCGTTGAATATTCGAAAAAATCATCAAGCCAAGCCTCTCGAAAACTTCCAATGTTTATTTTTTTAGACATACCATTGAGCATTCCTTGCAAATTTAATGTAGTAGTAATAGTATCGCACCCACGCACTGTGCGCAAGTGCATTGCGTAACATTTTCCAGTTATTCCCGCTTTCACTTGACTCATAACAAATGACTTCAGGCATGATGCCTACATACCCGGCGCTGATGGAACTCTTTTCAAATTTTCCACGGACGGCACAAGCCAGCGCGCCGGGTATCATATCCCTTTCCAGAAGAAACCAGGCCGCCGTCATCATGGCGGCTTTTTATTCCCAGGAGTGACAATGGATAAGAAGATTTGTGTCGTATGCCTTAGTGTCGGGAAACCTGCAATGCTTACTGCGGCCTGGGTTAACGACGAGCTGATTATGGCCGAACGTAAGAACTACCCGGAGCGTCGCCGCGCAATGGAACTTGAGCTGCTAAAAGATCTCCGAGAGAAAGAAGAAAAAGGCTTTATCGTGCTGGTGGATGAGGAGAACAGTTTCATCACCGGGCGAGTTGGTCAGCGCATCCGGCTACGTGACGAACACACAACCGGGCGCCCTGTTTTGGTTGAAGCAATGCGTATTTATACAGAACTGGACCGGCAAAAAGCTATCAAGCGCCCACGACAGGAGTCAGGGAAGTACATTCTGCATCAAAGTATTTTCGATTCTGATCGGGATAAAAAAGGCGAGGAATTTTACAATATTAACTGGCAGGAGCTGGAAACAGAACATGTTCTGACGCTCCTGTGCTGCTATGCGACAGAATACAACAACACCGCCAGCGCAGACTTCATAAAAGCGATGACAGGTGAAATGTATCGCCATCGCGAAAAATCTCTGATTGACCCTATGCTGAATATCATACGCGGCGTGCAACTGATTAGCGAAAAGCGCGTGCCGCAAGGAACGCTCACAGGGAAAGGGAATGTTCTCTGAGGTCTTCTCACATATGACTTCGATTAAACTTTCCAGAACTACGTTACTGGAAGGTTTATCGAATGATTAACATCCTGTGTGTATCTGCCTACATTGCCTTTGCGATTTCCTGGCTTCTAATAACTGCATTCTTTCTGTTCACCATATTCCACTATAAATAAATTCACTATGGCCACATCAACCACCAGCACCAGCAGCATTGAACAATTCCCACTCTCGCGGTACGACGATCGCAACATCACAGACCCGATCTTGCGCGCTGAACTGCGTAAAGAGGTTATGGCGATGTGCGAATCTAACGACCAGAACCTGACAATCTACTATGTGCTACCGGATGAGCAATACCGTGCGGATTTAGTCGCGTATCGGGTATGGGGAATTGAGGCGCTACGTTGGGTAGTTACTCTGGCTGCCGGTCTGGAGGATGAATCTCAAGGGATGATGGTCGGACAGAAACTAAAACTGCCGCCTGCGACCTGGGTACGTGAAATGGTCCGTCATTTCCAGTTTGACGGCCAGGTAATTGGCACTTTGTCGATCGCGTAAAGGAGCTATACGATGCCGGTTGAATACGCGCGCAACGAACAGGGACGCTACCAGACCGATGGGTTAAGCGCTAAAGACTTCCATCGAGTATTTGAACTGATTCAAAAACAACAGCGTAAAAATCGCCGTAAAGCCCGCCGGACGCTTACACCCCGCACAATGGGTAAGCGCAATCGCGAACTGGACGCCTTTCTTAACCTCGGAAAGAAAAAGGATGGCACCTACTTCACCCCGGAGGATATACGCAATTTTGATGCAGCCAGGAAGACACACAAAAGCAAGTTCCGCAATACGGTTCCCGGCATCACGTATGCGCAGCTGGTGGCACAATCCACCAGCATAGATATTAAACGGGCTAATAACCGCGTTTCCGACGGCACAGGCATCAAAGCGGCGACCTTCCTCGGCATTAAGCACAACCTGGCCGTAGTCTCCGTCAAAGCATCTGAAGAGTCAGTCCACCAGCACCACCGCGTGCGTATTCGTTTCGAAGAATGGGATCAGGCGGTAGAAGACATGGGCGAAGATGGCGCAAGTAAAGCGCGGGTCGCCGCTGAACTTTGCAAAGGGCGCGTATCGTTCGACTGCGATTGCGGGCGCCATCAATACTGGTATCGCTACATGGCTACCGCCGGGAACTATGCCGTCGCGCCGCCGAAAGAATATGCCTTCCCAAAAATCCGCAACCCGGATCTTACCGGCGTTGCCTGTAAGCACGTCCTGCATACGATGACCCGCTTTCAGTCATCAACCTGGCACAAAGCAATCATTAACGCACTGGAGAAGGCCGCTAAACAAGTGGCATTTGGCGATGACAAACGGAAAACGACCACGTTCTTCAAGGGCGAGATAGCAAAAGCGTTAGCGCGCAACCGAACTACAACGACGGATCAGGCCAAAGCATCCAGGGAGTTTGACCGGTATCAGAAAGCCCAAGATGCGCTGGATAAAAAACTTAAATCACCCAGCCAGGCAACAGATAAAGTCCGCCGGCTGCTAGAAAAAACCAGAACGAAGGTCAATAAAAAAGAGGCTGAATTGCAGGCCGCAAAAGCACGAGAGGAACAGGCCCGTAAAGAAGCTGCTGCACTGAAAAAAGCGCTTCAGGTACAGGCTGATAACCTCATTAAATTTTTTATGAGTCAGGGTCTAGATAAGAAGGCAGCCACGGCTCAGGCAAAGACTATCCTGCAAACACAGATTAACGAAGCACGGAAGCGAAAAGGATAACCAATGGCTGGTTTTTTCGATGATATGTTTGAAGACGGCGATGAATCGCCACATGTGACCGGTGGTATTTTCCCGGAAACACCTAACGATGACGCCAGCGAGCTGGTGGACTTCAATAAGGAAGATTTTACTCAGGAGGAAGAGGAAAATGATGCTGGAAACGAAAGCGATGGTGTGGACATTGGGAATTTTATTGATCCTGTGGAGAACGTTAACCTTCCCTATCTGGATCACGGCCTGCTTGGTGACTCTGGCGTGCGCAGCCGTTATGAAGGTCATGCAGTTTTTAATGATCTTGTGCGGATGGACTGGCTCAAAGCCATCAAATTAGACCCTGATTCATTCGACGCGGTGTTATATCGTTCCGTCCCGCATCAAAGGACAGACATTCCGGATACTGCGTCGGAGGTTATCGAACCTAATCAGCAAATTTATGATTATCAGGAACCGGAACTAATCACTGTTCTGGACTGCCCGGATGAAATGGACTCCTTCCGTTCACTTTACGACGGTAGCGACAATACCGGCATAAGCGAAATGGCTCTCATTTTACGCCTGTCTGCGACTAACGTGCCGGTTGGCTCTATGCTGGAATGGCTGGAGCAACAATCTGATGGCTCCAGTGTGCGCCGGTTCTGGTACATACATCGTATTTTTAACTATGGAACCGCGAAGGTAGGCAGCCTGTTTTATTGCGTACCGTCACGGGCATTTGAGGGAAATTTTTATGGCAACGCTGACTAATCAGGAATGGTTACTGGCGATATTCCGCAAAAAGCAGTTAAAGCCAACCGGCAAACAGGAATTCGTCCCTGTTGAATGTATCGATACCGCTTTCGCTGCGGCCCTTAATGATGCGTTTGAACCTCTTGTTATCTCGGCAACCAACCGGATGAATAAGTCGTTCTCCGCGTTTCTTAAACGCTCTCCACGCGATCGCATTACGGTCGGCTCGTTCAATGACATAAAAGAGTGGTTTGCGGCAGTTGAGGCTTCACGCGCCGGCCGCAAAGACTCCCCTCACCTGCCGGTAAACAAACTGGCCATGCCACTGGTAAACCTCTCCCGATCACCAGCCTTCTCTATTTATGAAGGTGAATTAAGCCGGGATGTGTTTAATGATGGCGAAATTACTGATGAGAACGACGTTACTTCCGCGCTGGTATCCACAATCCCATTTTCACTAAATTATTCACTGTGGATCGCCAGCGATGAAAAAGAATCTTTGGGCATGGTTGCGAGTGCGTTTGCCTTCTGGCTTCGTTTATACGCCAGTCATGGGCAAGCCAGCTTTACAGCCACCAGCGTAATCAGCGATGTCGAAATGCCGATAAATTGCGTCATCGAGGGACAAAAATCTATTGCATTCCAACCCTTCACCTCCGGCACAGAAGAGGACCGGATATTTGCCGTTGGGCTAGATATGACGGTCGTCGCTGATTTGCCACTGCTCACATATGTCGAACAGGTTGACGCAAAAATAACGGTTAAAGCGAAAGTCCAGGACGGACCGCAATAAGGGAACAGGTCACTACAGGAAGTTGTTTATGGCTACTAAAACCACATCGGCCCCCGATACCGGTTCAGAACGAACGCAGCTATTTTTACAGACCATCAAGATTGGGGAAAATGAGATCCCGCGAGAAATGATTGTGGGATGCGTTTATGTCGAACCAGGCAAACTGACTGGCCCGCAACTCATGTTAACAGTACGTGATAGTATAGCCTATATCGTGAATAAGATGGGGGTTAAATTTGGCACCATTTTAACCGCTTCTTTTGGCGATCCTGAAGGTATCGGCGGTCAACTATTTTCTGAAGAATTTTTTTGTCCTCAAAGCTCCCAGGAAAGACGATACCGTGATGGTTTATGCGTTCAGTAACCAGGTTCGCCTGCTGAAAGAACCGGCCACCAGCCCGCAGTATTTCGTAGACAAGCAGCCATCCGCTGTAGTTGGAGCGCTTGCGCCATCTCTGAAGGTTGTTGCTGACTCATTCAAGAAAACATCTACCTACCATCTTAACGTCGGAGAGAAGCCTACACAGGTGCTTCAGGATATGGGGCGGGACACCGGTTCTATGTGTTGGGTATCTCGCAGCGCAATCAACTTCCGAAGCTTAGATAAGCTGGCTAATGCAGATGCAACTCTCACGTATGAATCCGGGAACCCGAATACCAAAGGATTGACAATCAGTCAGTTCAATATTCTGAACGCTGATTACGAATACCAACGTCAGCATAATCACCGCATGGCCAGCTATGACATGACTAAAGGCGTGGTGTATTCAGGCAGCAAAGATGCGCCAATTAAATTCACCAGTAACCCTGACCCAATGGCGCTGGCCAACTACAACAAATTTCTGATGCCTCGTTTCGATATGCTGGTGGAAGGAAACTCCCTTTTAACGCCGGGCGCAGTTCTTAAAGTTCTGGTACACAGCATGAATCAGGATGGCGGCTTGGATGAATCGGTGCCGGGTAAAATGGTGGTGCTATCGGCAACGCACTTTGAAGATCGCTTCCGTTACATCACACGGGCGCAGTTAGGAGTGGTCAATGGGTAATTTAAACGGGAAATACCGTGCCGTCGTTGTCAGTGTCGCAGATCCTCAAGGCTTAATGCGCACCCAGATTCGCGTTAACGGACTGATGGACGGCCTGCCAGATGCCTCCCTGCCCTGGGCAGAAACCATTCTTCAGAACGCGAATACCTTCTCGCCATTCCTGGCGGGCGACAAGGTTTGGGTAGAGTTCCCATACAACGGTGACTCGCGTTGGCCGCTGATTATCGGTTTTGCGCAAGACGCCTCCGGCGGCGCGCCTAACGTTCCTCCGGAAGCCTCCGGGCTAGGCGGAGGCTACTCCCCGCCAGATGTTGAAGGTGCGCCCGCTATGCCGTCTACCAGCGCCACCAAAGATTATGTTTACTCGCGAAATGGGTTAATGGAGATCCGCAACGCGGGCGGAGCATGGTCCGTCACACACCTGGGCTCCGGCACGACGATCGGGTTTAACGAGGCGGGCGAGTTATACGCTATCTCCCAGGGGGGCGCGTTTATTTCGGCTGCCGGCGATATGAATATCAAAGCTGGTGGCAATATCGGGATTGAGGCTGGCGGAACGCTGGCGATGAAGGCTGCGAAAGTTACAGTGGATAAGGGGTAACACTCCACCAGCGCGGAGTGTTGCTTATTAATTAAGAGGGCCGTCTATTTCTGGATAATATCGGCGTTTGTATGGAGATTTTCCCACTAAATCAGTCACAGGAACCCACTCATGACACTGACGCCCGCCTGTGACAAAGTCGCTGATCTTCTGCTATGGAACGTGGATCTCACCTCTAATTAACCGTCAATACGGCGCTGTCTTTACGCTTACTACGCCGGAGCTGGTACTAAAAAAGCTGGATGTGCTGGAAATGTCCAGCCAGTCAGTTATTGCAGCACTGGATGACAGTATCATCAGGTCCGGTGTTGAGGATAATTCCCCTCGTTCTTAAATTCGTCGGGAGTCTAACTGAGTCTGTACACGAGATTGTGATGTGACACGAGGCTGTTCCTGTGATTGTTTCAGCCAGTATGCAGTAAGAAGTGCGAAGAAACCTGCTGTCTCACCAGCAGGTTCCTACCGGTTGCGGTAGGAATAGCCGTTACCGGCTACCCCCGCACGGATCCGGACGTGCGCTACTAACGTATCCGGCTCTTACCCTGGGTTCTGGCGTGAAAGCTGTGCATCGGTGTGGGGCGGGCAGCATCTCAGAACGACCATGACATGCCTACCGTCGCCCGCCAGGGGGATTGTACTCCGGCCCCATCCCCGTAACCGGCGCTCAGATGCCCTGTCAGATTATCCGTAATTTTGGCATGTACCCCAGTCTGAAATACACCTCTCATGCCGGACAGATCATTATTAAAACGGTCCCTGTTATTGATAGTCACCTGATTATTATCAGCCAACTCCTGTCGTGCAGAAATTTTCAGCCATGGCTGTAGTTCACCCCCATTGCTCAGTATCAGGCGATAATCCATACCCAGGCCAGCCTCTGCTCTTAGCATACGCGTAGTATCCACGTCAGCCTGCATACCATTAGAAAGGGCATATTTCCGGGCGCTGCCCGTAAAACCGGTAAATGCCATATATGGTGTCGCACTCCAGTTATTGTTGCTTAATCGTATCCCGCTTTCCAGGTGAGCCCCAATGCCCCAGGTACGATAATCACCATCCGCAGCGCCTCCGTTATTCATTCGCCCCTTAACGTTATTGTCGAAAAGATTGGCCTTCGCGATGCTATCCAGATAAAAACCGCTTTCGTGCTGTAATCCAGCGTAAGCGCCGAAGGAATAGCTGTCCACGTAACCTTCGCCACCGCGCGAAAAGCCAATATTCGAGTGTGAATAGCTGAAAAATGCCCCCAGCGTACCCGAACTCTTTTCATACTGTGAAAGGCGATCAATGCCCATGATCAGACCTCCAAGCGTTTGTTTAAACTCGGCTCCCGCAGAGGTGGAGACGTTATTCCGGGTATTGTACTGCGTCATCCATAATGGGTCGTCACGCCCGGCCATTTTTCTGGCTTGCAAACGCTCCCGTACACTTTCCAGTTCAGCATCAAATACCAGCGGCTGTACTGCTGCCATATTTAAAACCGCTGCAGTTGATGCCGAAATACGCCGTTTTATATTCTCAGCCGGTAATTCTGGCTGCGGCGCCGGGTCTGGCTGCGGCGCCGGGTCTGGCTGCGGCGCCGGGTCAGGCTGCGGCGCGGGGTCAGGCTGTGGCACCGGGTCTGGCTGTGGCGCCGGGTCAGGCTGCGGCGCGGGGTCTGGCTGCGGCACCGGGTCAGGCTGCGGCACCGGGTCAGGCTGCGGCACCGGGTCAGGCTGCGGCACCGGGTCAGGCTGCGGCACCGGGTCTGGCTGTGGCAGCGGGTCTGGCTGTGGGGCTGGTCTCAGATCCGGGCTGAGTAACCAGCTTCCGCTATTATTTTCTTTCAGTCTGTATTCCCATGTGCCCAGTTCAACGAGCCCTCCTTTATTTCCGAGGGTAAAAACAGCACCTCCTCCTCCTGTTTTGACCAGCAACAGGCTGTCATCTGAAGTCGGACTGACTCCGGAGTCCTGAACAAACAACCGAAACGAACCTGTCGCATTTCCGGTTATGTTCAAAAGATCTCCTTTACCACTGGCCACCTCTGTGTGCATATAAAAATCGCCATTACCGGACAGACTGGATAAATTCAGTGTATTCCAGCCTGTGGAGGCACCCGGAGGGGTGTTATAAAGCGCAACACTGCCTCCTGACAGGGCCAGGCTGTTCAGAGTGTACAGACAGTTTGTGGTACACGCGCCAGCATTGTTTAACTGCAGGCTGGCATCATTACTCACCGTCATATCTGCGCCGGATGAGTCCGCGCCGTAACTTAAAACAATCCGTCCTTTGTCCGAAATGGTGATGTCTCCTGTAATAACAGGCTTCATGTTGTTCCTTGCAGGTTCAAGGTAGAGCCCGGCATCCTGACCTGATACGTCCACATTATTTACCGTTCCGCTATATACATACACGGCTCCTCCGTGAGTAACAGTGGTATCAGTGGCTACAGAATTATCAAATACGGCCAGGCGCCCACCATTATTAATGACGGTACCGGAAACTAAGGTGTTCCCGCGTATATTCTGAGAACCGTTATTAATAGTGGTATCAGTGATATTTCCATTTAATACTTCGAAATGCCCATCATTATTCACAACGGTGTTTTTAATAACGGTTGATAAGCCCGCAGCATCAAGGAGTCCGCCATTAATGACGGTATTCGATACAGATCCGCCATGTGCGTATAGATCCCCTCCATCATTAATAATTGTGCCCGTGACAGAACCGCCAGTCACATACTGGGTGCCCCTATTATAAATAATTGTGTCCGTGACAGAACCGCCCTCCACA